TGCGAAACAACAACCCTGGACGCGCTCCGAGCGACTGTTTGCGTATCAAAGAACCCCAAAACTTTGCAGCTTCTCTCGATAGCCTTGCCCGAAGTTGGCGCATGGTCTCGCTGTGAGCTGTTAGCGGTGGGGCTTCGGGCCCAGGTGCATTGATTACGATCCACTCCCGCCTTGTGTTGGGCGTCGTGTCGCCACCGCGCCCGCAGAATGAGCAGTACACTCCGGGCACTCCACATCCAGTGCCGCAGTAGTGGTACTGGACAGTTGGTCCGTTGCTAATGGCAATCACATCGCCCTCCAACACCCCTGGCACAACACCCCAACCAGCCTACCGCCTCGCCACAATAGCGCACGGTCGCTGTTCTGCCGTTGGGGCCTGCGGCAGAGGAAGCACGGGTGAGTTCCGAGGCGCGGGCGCGGGTGGTTGAATTCGGATGGGTGGGGTTTCGCATTACGTCTCCTAGTTGTCCCAGAGTTCTTCGTCATCGGTTCCGTTTTCGCGCGCCATCTCGTCCGCCATCTGCTCTAAGCGTTCTTGTTCAGCGTCCTTCACTGCGTCGAAACAAGCGGAGTTATCGTCCCACTTCATAGAGTAGAAACGCTTCGCCACACCGTTCTTCACCTTGTCGAGTAGTACGGCGCGCTTTCCTGGTTCCACTCGCCACCCTCCGTGCTTGCTCTTGATGCCGTTCTCGGGCACGAAACCTAAAGCCACAACTTCCGCTGCGTTCGATACGTCGCGCGAGTCGCGAATCGAGTGCTTATCGGGATGCTTCTTGCCGCCCTTTGCGTCGCTGACCGTGATCTGACTGTAGATGACACCAGCAATGTTCTCGCTCTTGACCGCATCAGTGAGCACGCGGGCTATATACGTTAGCGAATTGCGTCGGTCCTGTTGTGCCCTTTGGTTGTCGAATGCCTGAAGGTAGTCGTAGAGCACAAGATCGATCTTCTCGAGCCGGATCAATTTCTTAACCTGCTGCCCTGCCCATTCTGCGCTCTTGCCACGAGCGTCGAGGAACACCGGAACGTCTTCGGATACTGCTGCTACTCGTGCCACCTGCGCTTGTTCGTAGTCATTGAGGTTTTTCAATAGCAGCCGTGACGCATTCACGCGGGAACGCCGGCACATCAAACGATCGCCGTAGAGCGATTCTGCGTCTTCCGCAGACACGATGAGACACCGTTTGCCAGCTTTAATATTCTCGTCAACGAGCATCACGCCGAGAGAGCTCTTGCCCCAGCTGGTGTCAGCTCCAAACACCCAAACGAATCCAGGCATGACGCCGCCGGTGTCGTTGTCGATTTCAGCGTGCCCGAACGTGCACACCTTTACTCGCTCTGACTTTGCCCGTTCTTCGGCGCCCTGCAACAGCTGACGAACCGTCAATAGACGCTTCGCGTCGTCGTCGGCTCTGCGCGCTGCATCTGTTATTGGTACGAGCTTACCGCCTACTCCGCCAGATTGGTGCTGCTCTGCCAGGTCTTTCTCGTTGCTCACGCGCTAGCCCTCCATCGCCACAGCTTTCGCTTTGGCCCAAGTGTTTCTTCGATCGCATCCGCGTACCGATCACCAGCGTGGTCGTTGTCGGTAGCTATTGCCACGCTGGTTCCGGCAGGAACAGCTCGCGCAAAGTCCTGCGTCCAGCTACCAGAACCAATCCCAATAACGGCCACGCCAGGGCGCCACGACGTGCACGCTACCAAAAAGTCCGGTTCACCTTCGACTATGACGAGTTCAAGCGGGCATACCTGACGACGCAGCATCCCAAGAGCCATGCGGTTTGCGAGAACCAGTCCAGACGCCTTACGCCCCGCCGGGGGAAGACGTTTCGGCGTGTCCCCTTCGATGACGCGCCACGCGCGCACGCTCTTAAACACGCCACAATGATCAAATACCCGAAGCAGCACCCGGTGCCCCGTACGTGTCCAAGGCTTACCACGATAGCGCGCCCACTCCGGAAGTTCAGTCCCGTCTGGTATCGATCGAGCCAAGTCGCGCAAACTAACCTCTACAGGATCGATCTTCCGTTTGACGAGCACCCGCGATCCGTCGCGGTCATCCTCCACTGGTACACTCGTGGACCAGAGCTCTTCGAGTTCTGCGGATTCCGGATACTCGGGGTCAGGTACGGGTGCCGGGACTGGGACGGGCCGCCGTTCGAGTGGGACATCGTCCGGGCGTCTGAGCTGGTAGGCCAACTCAAGAAGCCCTGCCGCCTCAGCCCCAGCGATCAGCACCTCGCGAAATTGGTCACCGCGCGTCGATAGACCGTGCACCATCGCGATGACGCCGATCGCGTCCGCAGACCAGTCGCAACTGAAACACCGAGCTCGCGCCGTTCCGTCCGGCCCCCTCGAGATGCTACAGCTTGGGTCGCGGTCGCCGTGAGCTGGGCAGCACACTAGTACGTATCCGTGCTGTGGCTTAGCGCCTTTCTCGAGACCCATAACGCGCACCAAGCGCATAGGGTCACTTAGCGCGTTTCGAATGTCGCGCACAGCTTCCGAGAATTCGATCCGTGTCACGCGGTTGCCCTCCCGGTTTCGTCGACTTCGATGGCTCCGTCGGTGTCTTCCACCGGATCAAGACTTGCCAGAATTTCTCGTCGCCTCCGAGGATCTCGCCACGAACCACGGACAACCTTGATCACTGTCGTTCGCCACTGCTCAGCGAAGCGCTCGGTGCCAGGTGACGCTGGCTCAGCCACCCAGTCAGCGACTGCCCGGTCCACGAACTCACGTGGCGCCATCAGGTCAACTTCGAGTTGCCTCTTGTCGCTTTCAGTTAGCGGGTCGGTTTCTGGCTTCGAAACCCTGAGGGGGGTAGGGGGGTGATCATGATCACCTGGATCGGGATCGGGATCGGGATCGGGGTTGAAATTCGCTTGGATGTTTGCTTCCGGAGTGCTTGGTGTTTGCTCAAGCAATTGCTTGGACGTTTGCTTGCGTTTTGCTGACCGTTTTCCACCTCGTTTGCCTGCCTCTGACCTTGCTTTTTTGATTGCCTCCGCCCTGTCCGCGCTGATGTTCCACTCCAAGAAATCATGAATCATCCAGCCGCTTTCCGTCTCTTCCCAGAGTCCGCGATCAACAAGTTGATCGATTGCGTTAGCTAGTGCCTTGCCGCGCGGTACAGATGGCCAGGTTTGCGGCAACTCACGGTCGACTCGGCCATCGGTCCCGTTCGCGCAACATTCCAAGAGGCCGGTAACGTGTAGACGCCAGACACGGTCGTGAAGCGGAGCGACCTTACGGTGCCTGTGGAACCGGTCATCGAGACGAAGCCAGCTCAAACCGCTGCCCTCCATTGAACACGATTGCACGCGTGCGCCCAGTCCTCTGCAGGGTCGTAGTCTCCGACGTGGGCGTTTCCCCAGCCGTCTCCGCATGCCCTGCAGCGCCACGACAGCTCACGGCAAAGCACCGAGACCTCGCCACAGGATAGGCACCTGAAAAGCTCTGCCTGGCCCCACAACGGCTCGCCATCGTGCCACTCAAGCAGGCGACCGACCTCAGGTGTCCGATTCGGAGCGCAGAGTATCAACGCCTCGCGATTCCACCCGGACACCTCAACCTTGGATTCGGCGAGTGCTACCTCCTCCACTGGGCCCTTGATCTCGAGGAGCAGTGGACCGGCAGGGAATCGCACGATGAAGTCAGGTATGTATCCCTCAAGATCCACGGGTTCGTATTCCCAATTCCAACCGACCCGCTCAAAGAACGCAGCGAACGCTGCCTCTGTGCGGCTTCGAAAATTGACACCCTCGTAGGTTGTTGGAATTCCCTTAATCACGTTTACCTCCTCGCGCACACCGCGCCGAACAATGCTCTCGCCCATGCGTCGCCCGGATGCCGCCAAACCGCCTCCCGCATACGACCCAGGCAGGCCAGGTGGAGCAGACGGGCGTCTCGACGGTGAGAGCCTGATAGCCGAGTTGCCGAAGCAGCTCGGGTGTGTATGTGATACCGTGGCTCATCGTCTCGCCCCTGGCTGCGTCGCCCCGGCAATAGCAATCGCTATCGAATCGCTGCGGTCCAGCCCGATACGCTCCGGAACACCGCGGACCATCCGCTTCACCCATTCGCGGACTTGCCGTTTGCTGGACCGTCCTGACCCAGTGATGCGCTTTCGCCAAGTTGCCGGCATGACCTCGACGAACGGGATGCGGCGTTGTGTGGCGAAGAGCTGGACGGCGCCGTTGACCCGCAGGATGTCAGCCGACCCATACTGGCTTTTTACGCCGCCCTTGGCCGCCCCCGGGGTGAACATCCAGCTGACGTTTTCGGTCGAGCAGCATTTCACGTCGAATGGACAGTCTGCGAGGTATGACATCAGGTCATCCAGTGATCGCAACACAGGACTGTCGAGCAGGGCCCAGCCCTTCGACGACCGCTCGATGATGCCGACGGCTGGGCTCGATAGGCCCGGGTCGGAGCCTAGGGAAATGAAACTCACGCTGGCTCCTTGAGCATCTCAAACATATCAACCTGTCGCGCCGGCTCTGGCTTGATGCACGCCGGGCTGAACCAGATGCACTCAAGATCAGTCGTTTCCTTGCCCGCGTATGTGCTTGCACCGCGTGACCACTGGACAGCGTCCCACCCGGGCAAGTCGTAGTCACCGACGTGGCCGCAGATGGCCACGCGCAAACCGGCATTATCTCGAGCCCAGGAGGCAACCTCGTCAGCAACGGGGGCTGAGTCGCCGTACAGTTTTTCATATCCGCAATAGGGAGGATCGAGAAACACTGCCGTTTTTTTGCCGCCGTAGTGACTATTTAGGCACCGATCCCAGTTACCGTGAACAACGCGAACCCGCCCGAGTCGAGCAGCTAATTTCGTGAGCGCCACGTGAGCAGCAGCGCCGCCGCTGGTCAGATAACCCCTACCGGCGTCGCTAACGTGAGGGACCTTACCGAGCGCTTGGACACCCCTACCGGCGTTGCTAACGTGAGGGACCTGACCGAGCGCTTGGACGCCCATACCGGCGTCGCTAACGTGAGGGACCTGACCGAGCGCTTGGACGCCCACGCCGGCGTTGGTAACCTTGAACCAGTCACACCATCCGGACCCGATCCAGCAGCATTGTCCCCAGAGCCACCACCCGGCAACCTGAGGATCCCCGGGCCACTCCGGATCTTGAAGAGCATCAGCGAGCCTATCCCGTTGCTCCATGAGCCACCGATGTCTGGCACCCAGGTCAACGTGACTGACTGGATAATCAGCGTGTTCCGCTACCGCTTCCGGTTGATACTTTGTGGCTCGCCAGAAGTTTGCAACGAAACCGTTAGCGTCACCGATTACCTCCAGCTCAGCCTCGCGTGGCGCCGCTAGCAGCATGGCAGCACTGAAGCAGAACGGCTCGATATAGTGCTTCGGTTTACCGAGACGCTGCCAAACTAGACCAGTAACGAGACGCTTACCTCCAAATGCAGGGAATGGTGCTTTCATGGTTGATCGCTCGCTCACTCCGCCACCTCGCGAAACTCTCGCCTCAAACGAAGCCTAGAGCTCGCCCTCTCTTCAATTTGCCTCGCCCGCTCGCGTGTAACCGCCATGGCCTCCCCAACCTCGTCAAGCGTCATCCCGCCGCGCTGAGCATGGTCAAGCGCGCAATTGCCGCGGCGCCACTTGTCGATGTCCTCGCTGCCATACACAAGCGTGATGGTCCCGTTGCGCGGGTTCACGTCGACCGCTAGGTTCCATTTGCAGGTCGCGAAAGGGCAGGGTCGAGGCGAGGTGAAGCAGCCAAGTCGCGTTTCGGGGCGCTCTGAAGGCCCAAGTAGTGCCAACGACCGGCGCGCTTGCGCCTTTTCGGCCAGCGTTGCGCGAGTCGTGCGGATCGTGCGACTGACTTGGGACTGTCGCGGTCGTTTGTCGCGGTATGAGAGGCGTTCGCAGTGGATGCATCGGGCCTGCCTTCCGTCGCGCCCCTTGCGGTTCTTGTAGTATTCCTTTAGCGGCCTGGGGATTCCGCAGCGGGAGCAGGGTTTGGTCTTTAGGGGTGGCGTCATACTGGCACCTCGAACAGAGAGCGCGTGAACGACCCAGCAGCGTCGACAAATTTTTGCTCAAGCTCCCACCCGACGAATCGTCGCCCTTCCGTTGTGGCAGCTCGACCGGTACTCCCGCTACCAGCGTACGGATCGGCTACCAGGTCACCACGGCTGGAGTACGTGCGAACCAGGTGCGCTAGTAAACCCTCGGGCTTTTGCTGGGGGTGCACGCGCTTACCGTGTCGGTTGTTAGGCACGCAGGGGAAGTCCAGGACGCTGACGGGGAAGCGGTCCATCTCACCAGCGCGGGACCTAGTTGCCTTTGCGCCTTTCCCATAGTTGGCGCCATGGTTCGATTTCAGGTCGTCGCCGAGCCTGGGACGATTCGCAGAAATCGGAACCGCACCCGTCCACATCTGCGGGTGGTATGCGCCCTTCTCACGCCAGAATACCAGCACGAACTCATGTGCGCGCAGAGGGCGACTCTCCGCGTTGTAGAAACCGGTCGCTAGACTCTTCCTCCACACCAAGTCATACCGGTACGCCTCCGGTTCGACCTCGATCGCCCGCATCGCGAACTTGAGACTCGAAGCCATGAGCACCGCAATCCCTGTCGGCTTGAGCGCGTGCCAGACGGCTGGGAAAAGAGCGTCCAGGTCAGCCTGCTTGTCGAATGGGGCAGCTGTCTCTCCCGATGGTAAATCGCTCAGCACTAGGTCCACGGAACCAGCCTCAAGCGCAGCAAGGCCCAATGGGCCGTCCCCGAGGTGAATCACTCAGCCGCCCTTTCCGCAGTATGCTCTTCGACCACATCGCTAGCTCTAACCTGCTCCAAAGCCTCCGCCGCAGGCGCCTCGTGGCCCCACCGATCCCACCCTTCACGTGCCTGCCGAGCAAACATTTCGAGATAGGGACCCTTCGACCGTTGCTCAATCAACTCGTACGCCTCCGGTGGCTTGCGCGAATGCACACGCTCCCGCATGCCAGTCTCCAGCACGCTCGTTAGCGACTTGGTTTCAGTGCGCACTGCCACGCCGGAGCCGCGTACAAAGAACAGCAAGAGCTCGTGCTTCCCTCGGAAATACTGGCCCAAACCAGCGCGCGGCTTGGGCCACACCACGTTTGTTACGTAGCGAAACCCGAGGGCACCACCAAGCCAGAGGCCGTCTGGGAGGTAATTGTTGCTCACCCACATGTAGAGGTGTGCGTTAGGCGCTGGACGCCAGACACCAGAGCCGATGATTACGCTAGGCATGTCGCGCACATTGAGCAGCGAGTAGTGCCGGTCAGCTCCGCGCTTGATTTTGCCGCCGCCACGCTCTGGCCACGGCGGGTCAAGTAGCGTTGTTGAGTAGCTCACAGCCCACCAACCTTCTCTCGCAGCCGAACAATCTCCTCAGCGAGCACCACCCGGACCGGGCGCGAATCGGTCGGTGACAACGACGCCAACAACCGCTCCAGCGTCCCTATCTCAGTCGCGAGCAGCAGTCTGTTCAGCTCCTCACCGTTGACGCCGTTCTCAGCGTTGCGGGTCAAGCCAGGATACTCGCTGCGTTCCAGCAGGTGCCAACGTTGCGCGTGCGGCCGTTTTGCCATCTTTTCAGCATCCTGCGCGAGAAACCGGGCCAACGTTTCGGGGCTTATCCCGCTCTCGATCTCAACCACATCGACCATTGCATCCGGGTCCCACTGCGCGAAGTTGTGCGACTCAAACATCACCTGAATTTGCTGACCGCAGCGTGTCCAGCCGCGGGTCGCTATCTCGTTCACAAATGGCTCACCGCCATTAATCGTACAGTAAATGCCGTGATTGTACGGCGTCACGTCGATTGCGCGTTTCTGAACGATTGTTGGCTCACTCACGATGCACCTCACTTTCCCGCCGCGCCTCAACCGCAGCAGCATATCTCTCCAAAAGCACGCAAGCCGGCACGCGCCTGTCTTCGCCGTCGTCAAGCAGGACGCCCAGCTCTCTCACGACAGCTAGGCGCTGAGCATCAGTTAGCTCAGTGTGACGTACTAGCGGGTGGTGCACGGTCACTGAAACAACTCCCCGCAAGCCTTGCGGCTTCGCCGTGTATTCGCGGCCTCGCGCTGGTGGTGCTCCCGGTCGTGCGCCAGGTGACAGCGCTGGCAGAGCGCCCTGAGGTTGTCGTCGCGACAGTCCGACGGGTCGTGGTTCGTATGTGACACGGTCAGCACCACGCGCACCGGCTTACCCGTGAATTCCCCGTACCAAGTGCCGAGCTCTTCACCTGTCTCTGCGTTGCAGATCATAAGGTCATCCCGCTGATACGTGCCCGCGTCGTTTCCTGTGCCGCGTAGAATAGTCTCGCCGTTCTTGGCCCCGCACTGCTCGCACTTGTTGCCAGCACGCTCGTTCCGGATGCGCAGCGAGATGCGCTTCCAGTCCTTGGGATAACGCGCGCGGTTTTCTGGTTTTATGGGCATTACACCTCCAAGTCCGGGATCTCCGGTGCGGCCAAGCGCCGCTCTTCCGCAGCCTTCGCAAGGTCGACCAGCTTCCGTACGCGCTCTGCGAATTCGTGGTCGTGCACCATGCGACGCGCGACGTTGCGCTCGGCGGACATCACGGTTGTGTGGTCAAATCCGAGCGCAAACCCAATCGACGGGAAGCTCCAGCGGGGCACGCTCCCGTGCCGCGACACGTAAAACATCACATGTCGCGGCTCGATGAGCTCCTTGAAGCGACGACCCTCGAGCAAGTGATCGCTACCTAGCGCGTAGGCGTCGGCGACGATGTACGCGATATGGAGCGCGCGCTGGCGCAGCGGTGACTGCTCTGGTGAAAGCATGGCCCGCTTCTCGCGCTTGTAGTCCGTGCGTTTCCTGACCGCGCCAGGGTGGTCAACGTAGGGGCGCGAGATGTGCGTCGGGTCCTGATGGATCAGCGCCTTCGGTCGGAGTGGCCGAAGCGCTCCGAGCCCGTCGTAGTGGCGACAGGTCGACACCACACACTGTCCATCGAGCATGTCGTGTTCGCAGCGTTCGTTGACTGCCTGTGTCATGAAGCACTCACTTTCTTGAACTCGATTCGGTTGACGATGGTCGACGGCTCGCACCCTTTCGCGCGATTCGCTTTGCAGAAAAACTCGACGAACTCGGTGGGCGTCATCTCCGGAAACCCCTCGCGCCTGACATCGTCAGTCGTGATCGCGTCGAGACGTTCACCGCGGGCCGAGATGCACACACACTCGCCGAGCACTACCTGCTTCTCACCCTTCTTGAGGCCCTGACCTTTCTCGATACCAAGGAAGTGTTCCTCGGGCTGAATGCCCCATTGTCCGAGTCGCCTCGTTACGTCCTTGGAGCCGTCAAGGAACTGGCGCTTGGTCAGGAAGAACGACATTCGCCTCACGACTTCAACTCCAGAATCTCAAACTCGCTGAAGTGACCGTACGCACGCAGGTGCTGCTTCCAGACCTCCCACGCCGTTGTGCCGCCTAGCAAAGCGTGCACGAACTTGCCGCCGACGGGAGCCCCGTCGCGACGTCGGCAGCGCCATGACACGACGGCGCCGGCCGGGCGTGATACGTGAGCGTACTCTGGCGGTTCGTTTACCATACTCTTTCACCTCTGTTATCTGATCGGGAACGGCTTCAGTTTTGCGCTCAGGAAAAGCGGGTGCGAAGGGCTTCCGTCGGAGTTGAGCTTGAGCGCATAAGGCACTCTGCCGGCGGCTCGGATTAGATCGAGTGTCGGCTGCCCCATCGCGCCTCCGAGTCCGCCCCATCCGCAAACGATCACCTCGGCGGATGACACGAGTAGTCCTAGATGCTCATGGTTTCTTGGCCCAATGGCGCGCGGGTCCGGCGGCAGCAGTTTTGGATCTGTCTCCCTCCACGCTCTCACGTTCGCCGTAACTGACCAGCCAAAGTCCCAGTCTCGGCAGAAGTTCCTCCACCGCGTCAGGGTCGGGTCCAACTTGTCAGCGGTTGCCGTGCTCGGGTTCGCGAAGATGCCGAGGCACATCCGATCGTTGTCCAGTCCCGTGGGCCACCAGAGCTGGTAGCGATACCGACGACCACGGCAAGCGTCTACTGTGCACTCTGTGTGCTCTTCGCAGTCGGAGAAAACGGCCAAGGTACGGCGCAGATTGAACAGTTGCGTTTGAGCGGCGAGGTCGATCATCGTGCCTTCCTCCTGTCCAGCCAAGCCAACAGCAGAAACATCCCTAGACACGCGGCGTAGAGAGCGAGGGTGAGGTCTTGCCAGGTCCAGTCACCCATTGCGCAACTCCTCAACAAGCTCAGCGATCGAGAACCTAACGACCCCCTTTCTGCACGCCCAGCACGACAGTGGCCCAGACCCGTCCTCCGAGCCGTTGCCACCACACTCGCTGCATGTCTGGACTAACCCCTCGTCCCACCAGAGTCCACCGTGACCCGTAATACGCCCGACAGTATCGCAAGCGCTCTCCAGTAGCTCGTAGCTGCGCTCAGACACCTTGTCAGCACACCACGCCACGCCATATAGGGCGTACAGCGCTGCAATGGTAGTAAGGCGGTTACTCACGTCGCAACTCCTTTGCTAGTTCGGCAGGGGTGATCCACTCGTGTCCAGGCCCGCCGCAAGCGCCGCACCAATCGTCGCCGAAATGCCTGCAAACGCCGGAACCATTGCAAGCGCTGCACGGCCTTTCCGCTGTGGGATAGTGACCGTCCGCTGGGCTCCAATGACGGTCCGGCACCAGCGCTACGAGCGAACGATGTGCCCCGTTCAGCACCTGGATTGCCGTCCACGTAACTCCGTGGATAGCGTACAGCGCTGCAATGGTGGGGAGGCGGTTAAGCATTGCGCAACTCCTCACACCCAGGCGCTTCGCACCCTTCTACGTCGCACTCGTCAGGACAACTCTCGCAGCGCGGCTTGGGCAGTGGTCCGATCAGGACGTCGCCACAATGCCAACATGAGGGGTCCGCGCTCCCTTGCGCTTTGATAGCCGCCGCAAGCTCGTCGGCATTGCGCTCGAGAATGCGGGCTTGAACAAGCGATGTGTCCGCAAACAGTGAGGTACGCGCTATGTGCCGGTAATTGGCAGCCTCACCTCTCCACGTGCGCACCAGGTCAGCGGGGAGTGTCGTTTTGTTACTCACCGCGCAACTCCTTCGCCGCTTCGGTTGCCGCGGCTGCTAACGCCTCCAACTTTTCCGCGAGTTCGATGCGGGCGAACATGGGCGCACCGTAGCTCTCGAGCACAACCCGGTCACCGTCAGGGAAGCACGACTCAGTTAGCGATTGCTCGCGTTGCTCAACGCCCGCTTTCGGCCGCTCTATCTCCGCCTTGGCTTCGTCGAGCTGTGCCGCTAGCTTAAATATCGACTCGAGGGACAGCGTGTAGTTAGCCTGTTTAAGTTCAGCGACGGCTCCCTCACAAGACTCGTACGGCCCGCACGAACCTTCCTCAGGGTACTCGCTATCCCAAAATACCCACCCTTCGTCGGTATGATCTAGCTCTGCCTCGTCGAGCTTGGCATTGGTCTCCGCCGCCTGCTCGGGTTGCTTGGGCTTGTGGCACTCACAGGGGCACGGCGTGGTTTTGCAGTACGCTCCCAAACTGCACTTTGGACAGGGCAGGGGGCATTGAGTACAATTTCGCGTCGTGACCCACTCATCGTGGTTTTCGTCAATAAACGACACACGGTGACTGTCCTTGCAGTGGTCGCATACGGGCTTAGGCATTGTCGCCCCCTTGAACGCTCGAGAAGTAGCCGCCTATCGCGTGGTTGAGCTGAAGCGACAGTTGTCGCCAGTTTCCGGCTATGGCCCACCACCATCGGGCCTCCCATGGCTGCCTCCGGAGCGCCCGAGCAACGATGTGCTGCGAGTACGGGTAGCCGACGAAGGCCCAGCGTCGGAGTGCTTTGCGAGCGATGCGGCGGTTCACTGGGTGCCGCCTTTCCCCGGCAACCACCACCTGCCACGCCTCGCGCCAGGCCACTTGACGACGCGGAGCGCTCCGCAGTCGAGGCACCACTCAGTCACGATCGGTCTAGCAGACGGAGCGCCATGGACTAGGACAACGCTACCGGGGGTCCAGATACCACGAGTGCCACTCGGCGCGAGGTAGCGGGAGCGCTTGTGTCGGCATCGGCTCACGAGGCACCGCCTTTCCGCGGAGGCCACGGATTGACCCGCACAGCTCCCCTGTATTGCCCGTAGTGAATAAGGCAAAGGTGACGATCCTCGCCTACTTCATGAGCGCAGTCGGGACACAGCGGAGCGTCGCAGGTTTTCCCGCCGCCCATTGGGTAATCGCAGAGCAGATCGGCAAAGTAGCCGCAGGTGCAAACGTCGAGCTCGCCAGGCTTGAAGCTGCCACAGATGAACATCTCAGCGCCGCCGCCTGCCATTGTTTTCTCTCTTGCAATCTGGACTTCCAAAATCTCCTTTGGAGTGCGCGTTACAAGCTGCCCTTTCACAACGTGACGCTTCTCGCTCTCGGAGGCCGGGTAACCATGGCCCCATCCCAATGCCTCTTTGGCTTCGTACAGAGACGAAGGGCGCGACTTGCCTTTCAGGCAGGTCACTGGGCGCCTCCGGAGCAGGCTGTGATGCCCCACTTCTGACCGGGGATAACCTTGAGTCGGTGGGCTGTCTTGACGAGCCCCCGCAGAGGTGCCAAATACTGGGTGCGGATCCCACTATGGCCAGTATTCGCGTGCTCTAGCGAGTCTCCGCGAGGCGAAAACTCCGAAAACCCTAATAGTTGTAGCCGAAACCTGACCCTTGAGGTGCTAGTGGGGTAACTCCCGTGGAGGTTCGAGTCCTCTCCTTCGCACTGCAGGAAAACAGCTACTTTAGGGCGGCCCGCGCACACCCCGAAAACGCGCTTTTCGACGCCGCCCCCAGTATCGCCCCCACTATTGCCGCTCACCAGGTCGACCACTTCGGCGGCCTGCTTCTCGTCGGCGTGGCTGTAGCGATTGGTCGTGCTCGCCTGCTTGTGGCCCACCAGGAAACCCACGCCCAGGGTCCGGCCGCCGCTTTGGTCCATTAACTCGGTGGTCCGAGCATGGCGCATATCGTAGGCCTTCACCCGGCTGGCGATGTGCTCGGGGATGCCGGCGGCCCGAGCCGCCTGCCTGAGCGACGTGCGGTAGTCTAGTGTCCGGACCAGCTGGCCCCCATTCCGGAGCTGCCCGAGCCGGTGGATCTCGGCGTGGTAGCAGCCCTCGAGCAGTTCGCACGCGTGCGGGCTCAAAGGCACCTTTCGCTCCCAACGATTTTTATCGACATCCTCAGTCACGTCGAGGTGGCGCTGGCCCGGGTGCCAGTGGGTGCCAACGCGGAAGCCATCCCAGAATCCCGGGCGTAGCGCCGTCTCGAACATCAGCGCGAAGTAGGGCCGGAGCGGCCATTGCTCGCCGCTCTTTCGGTTTTTGCGGCAAAGGTCGGGAAGGTGCGGAATCAGCTGGCGTGCCGTCGCCGCGGTGAATCCCTTGGTCCAGCCGCTCGGCGCTTGCTTAGCCTTGGTACCCAAGCTCTTGTGCGGGCGGTCAGGGAAGCGTGGGATCTGCCCGATCCAGCTCTTGATTTCAGCGAACTTCAACACCTGCATCAAAGTGCTCAGCTCCTTTTGCACCGTGCTGTACCGGACGCGCTTCAGGCGCTCGGATTGGTACGATGCGAGCGCTCCGCGCGTGACGTCGCACAGCCGCTTGAATCGCGGCAAAAGGTGCACGCGCAGATGAATCTTTCGCAGGTTCGCTGTTCGCTCCGTGATTTCACCACCGGACTTTTCGGCCAGGTACGCCGCTGCCACCTCCGACAGTTTCGCTGTCGGATCGTTGCCTGTCTGAACCTCGTTTTTCCACTGTCCGGAGTAGACCCAGTCGAGCCGATCCGCCTTCCACCGCGTAGCGCGCGCCAGATCGTCCGCTGGAATGACGGCCGTCTTGAAGTCGTGTCTCGTGCCCTCGTGCGTAAATCGCAAGCGCCACCATTTGCCGGTGTGCGTAAGCTGCGGATCGCCAGGCTTGCGCGCCATTTAGGCTGCCCCTTCGAGTTCGGCTGCAATGTCCGCAATCTGCTTGCTCGAACGCACGAGGGCGCGCGCCTTCCTGCGGCGCTGTTTAGCCACAGTGGGCGTATGCGCGTGCTCGGTCATGTAGGCGTCCAGCTCGCTCGGTTTGAACATTGGTTTGCGTCCGATCATGTGTCGTTCGATCTTGGGGTACACGTGCTTACGGAACGTGGTGGGGCTCACCCGTAGATAGCGGGCCGCCTCCTCGAGCGTTAGGTACGGGCTCATCAGTTGCCGCCTCGGTCGTCAGGGTCACCACTGCTCTTGCAGTCGTGCCCCGCTCTCACCGTGCTGGCCAGGCTTGCCCCACAGGGGCACGACCTTCGTTCGCTCTTCGATCTCATCGCAGACGCCGCGGAACGCGTCCTTGACTGTCTGCCTGATGCGATGGAGCTCGACGAAGAAGCGGACCTGCCCGCCGCTCACCCGGTAACGCAGCCGCACCGGAAGCACGTAGGAACGCGCGGCATACTCAAATATCGGCAGCTGGATCAGGAACAGGCTCGGCACCTTGACCTTGCCTCCGCCCCCGTCCTTGTGCTCTTCGACGAACGTCAACGTGCGCTCGCCGCTGTTGGTATTCGCTCTGTCGACGACCTTGCCCGTCGAGTGAATCTCGAGCCCTCCCGAGAGGGCGAGCACGTCTTGCGGCGATGCGATGGCCACGCCGAGTTTCGTAGCGAACGCCTGCGCATTTTGCGCGACCTGCGCGACTTCCGGATTGACCACGTCGACCACGTCGACGAAGCGCTCGTCAAGGAACAGTGCGAACTCATCGACCGTGAAACCCAGCTTGCGATCCTGCGCTCGCTGCCAAGCCAAATACTCGTCCGAGAACGGCAGCGGCATGTGCGCGCCGAACGCCTCGAAGCGCGCCTCGCCATCGGGGCCGCCTCGGTGGGCGTCGTAGAGCGCTGTCACAGCTGGCGCATCGCGATCGAGGAATACCAGCGAGTGATCGTCCTTGAACTTGTTCACGTGCTCACAGAACGAGTCCAGGTCGCTAAGCGTGTAGATGCCCGTGCGACGCTCAGGCTCGGTGCGCAGTTCGTCCAGGAACGGCTTGAGCGATTGGAGCCGCATCCCAGCCGGGACGCATGCCACGTTGCACTCGGCGCTGGTGCCTCGAGCTGCGGTCAAGGTTTCCGGCTTGAAGCCGTCTTTGAATAACTGCGCAGCGGCAGCGGTTTCGGAAGCTGTATTATTTGCCATCTATTATGGTCCTTTCCCCGGCCAAATGCCGTGTGAATCAGTTGAGTTTTTCGTCCTCGGCCTCGGCGAGAACGCGGGCATCCTTGTCAAACAGGTCTTCTTGGTGCATCTCTGGCGTGCTTTGGAGACGCCCGCCTTTGCCTACGAAGAACGTCGTTGCTGCCCGCTTCTTCGTCGGGAGCTTGCTAGTCAGCTTGTATTTCAGCTGGACCACGCCCTTTGCGTTGACCTCCGGCGATAGCACCAGGGTCACCGCACCGCCGCCGATCGTGCCGTCCTTGAGAGACGCCTCGACCTTGCTCGCGCGGATCACTTCGCGCAGCATTCGTTCTGCTTCCCACGGCAGGTCATCGATGCGCGACAGCGTGTCGAGGAACTCTTTCCCGTCGTCTTCCTGCTCGGCCAATATCTCGTCTGTGCTCTTTGCCATGCGTGAAACTCCTAAACTAGCCGCTAACCGCGGCCGGAAAGATTGCGCCGCTCCCGGGCGGCCGTTAGTGGACCCGCTGGGAATCGAACCCAGGTCCGCGAAGCCTACAAGCCATCGTCGTCCACATGCTTGGTCGAGGTACGGTCGGCTAGCCTCGACAGCCGTTGACGCCAGGGGGTCGGCGCCTCCACCACCCGCTATTTCTCGCTGGTCGCTCGCGGGATTGTTACCAGCCAGCCCGTGTGGTGACGCCGCTGAGATACTCGGGCTCCTTGCCCAGCGACGGCTTAGGCCGCTTGCGCGACTTCGGCGATTGCGTTGGTATTCGCAATTGGAGTTGCTCATTTGGTCAAGCCGGTACGAGCGCCGGCTGCATGCACGATGACCCTTCGATTCCACGTCGAAACCATTCGGGCCCAGAACGGTTGCGGGAGCCCGATTTGAACGGGCAACCTCTTGGTTATGAGCCAAGCGAGCTACCGGATTGCTCCATCCCGCAGTTGCACGGTGCCCACCGGCCGCCATGGCAACCGGTGAGCTGGGCATCTGCCCGGAGACGCCCGTGCGCGCCCCTTCGTTCTCTGTTTTTACAAATAGGTGTGCTTGGATCGGCGTTTGCCGTCCGTTAGTCTGGAACTGGGTTAGCCGGTTGGTACCCGGACAACCCGCTTGTCGTTGAAGTACTCCCAGGGAAGCGTCTTCCCGTCGCGATCGAGTCCGCGCGGCTGAATCGCAATACTCGTCGTTCCGTCCAGGTACGTGATCGCGGCAACGGCTGTGCCCGTGTATCCCGTGATCCTGTCCGTGACCTTGTCGCCTAACTCGATGTCTCCCATTGCTTTCTCCGTTTCCTTCCTCGAACGGCGTTAGCCGTCCGTTAGTAGCGCCGCCCGGTATCCCCCAGGCGGCCAAAGGGGCCGGTACCCGCCGGCACGGTCCAGACGGATCAATGCCCCGACGCTCTTGCGCGAGCAACGGTGACTCCCCGGATGGATTTAGTAGTCTGGTCACTTGCGCTGCCCTTCCGGCAATTCCCTGCCATTTCACGCCGCCGCCTCCCGCAGCATCTCCCGCAGCCGCAACACAGCAGCATGCGGCACCGGCGTCTTGCCAGCCTCCCAACGACGTAGAGTACGGTGTGAGCACTCGAGGTGATTCGCCGCGGCGAGCTCAGCCATGATGCCGCGACCGAATACTTGGAGGCGTAGAGCGCGGAATTCGCGGGCAGCGCGGTAGTGGATGGGGATTGTCATCGTTTCGCCTCTCTCTGCCGGTACGCCTCCAACAGCGAATCCTTGATTTCCAGAGCTTCATCAGCGATGCGCAGCTGACGCTGAAGCTGCGCGACTTCGTCAGCTAGCTTGTTCAGCTCGACAACGACCCAGCTCCAGTCGCGCACGAAGGTGTTGTCCTCCGGCTCGCCCCTGTCCGCGCCGAGCTCGCGCAAGGTGCCGTCGGGCATGCGCTCGCAGAGTGAGGAACGCTCAGATTCTGAGTAGCCGAGCAGCTTCGCGGATTCGCGCGGGTTGAGGACTGTGAAGCGGGGGGTAGGGGTCATAGTCCCGAGCCTTTCGGCCACGTTCGCCCGCAGCGCGGGCAATAATGAAGCCCGTAAGATGTCCTGCTAACAAACTCGCCGCAGTGGCTGCACTCTCTTCCTCCGCTCATCTGAGGCCGTATCGCGTCGTCTGCTACTAGCAGTTTCATTGCTCTAGCAATTTTGCGGAGCGCCGTGGCCTCGATATGCCGAACGGCTTCCCTGCTACGACCTATCGAGGTACCCACTTGCTCCAGCGTCTGAGGAGCAATCCAGCACTCATGAATTTCCATGTCGACGCAGTCGAAGCAAACCGGCTCAATACATGAGAGACAGCCGAAGCCGGTCGTGAAAAGCGCGTCGCACGTAATGCACTTGTATTGATAGTCTTTCGGGGCCTGAAGTTGCCGCAGCGGCGACGAAGAGAATGGACTTGCTTCTTCGACATCGTTTGCTTGCGCGAACGAGACAGGAAGCGCCAAGTCGATCGTGACGCCTAGGTTTTCAGCGCAACGGTCAGCTATGTCGGACTTGTGCCTTTCGTCACTCCATCGCGAATACAGCGCACCAGTGGCGTCGAACATGAGCGCAAACCCAGAGCGGAAGTTGGCGCGCGTCCTGGCCCACCGAGCACTGGCACACTCAGAGCACATGGACTCGCGACCGTCGTAGGCTGCGCGGTTCAAATAGGCAACGGCGCGAATGGCCCACCTGCCGCACTCGCACTGCAGCAGCCACCGATTGCCGCTCTCGGTACGCTCCGCACAGCGGACAGCGGTCAGCAGTCCAAACTTGCGCCCGGTGATGTCGTGACCCTTGCCGATTGGCGACTCTTCGGGCAACCGCTGGCAGATTGCCATCATGCCTCCGCACCCGTCGTTGGTTCAGGCAACAGAAAGTTCAGCTGCAGCATCTTGCGGCCAAACTTGTGGTCAAACTTCGCCCAGAACTCTTCCTTGCTGCCGACCGTTTCGGCGATTGTCGTGATGCTCGGTATTGCGCCGCGCAGACGTTCGCGAGCTACCGGCTGCAGGAACTGGTGATGGTTCGCGCCGAACTTAGGATCCGGATTGCGCTCCTTGAGTATCCGGTAAACGTCTGCTCCGAGCAGCGTCTTGTAGATCCGCTCGTAGGTGCTCGCTAGCCAGGCCGGTTGGGCTCCGCCGTCCCATAGCTCACCGTGCAGCTTGCACATGGCCCGCACGAAGTCTCGGGGCCACATCAGATCCCATTCGCAGCTGGTCAGGGCCAACACCTGCCGCGCGAGCCACGGAATGTTCTGCTCGCGCTCGTAGGCCTCCTTCGCCGCCAGGAACACATGGATGATGGCCCACAGCAGGGCGTTGGCTGTCTTCGTCTCCGACTTGGCCGTAACGAAGAGCGCCTCGTCCATCTTCAGCCAGTATTCGGTGACGGGGTATTCTCGATATGCCGGCTTACCGTCTGCCGTTTTTGCGCCAGTTCTTTGGCGCCCCACCGTGGGGCGGCTAAAAACACTCGGCAATTCGCCATCTTTTTTGAGGCGTTCAATCAGCTCACGGATTTTCCTTGGCCGCTCGAATCCAAGGCGTTTCGCAAGCTCGACGTCAAGAACGCGACGCTCTTCATCGTCGAAGCCGTGAACACCGATCGGCCACTCGAGGAAGCGGACTACGGTGATTCGGTCAGACTTGACCGTGTCACCGGCGGCGTTAGTGGCGATTGTGTGGCTCATGCGTCGGGCTCCTCGGTGTCAGGAGCCGGGCCCAAGACTGGCTCGGTCCACTCAAGCATCGGGATCCCCAGCATCTGCTCAATCTGAGCCATCAAGTCGGCTGACGGCCGACCGATTCCCATCACCCACTTGCTTACCGCTTGCGGGGAAACCCCTAGTTTTTGGGCTAACTCGGACTGCGACATGACCTTTGGCCGAAGCGCCTCCGAGAGCCGCCTCGAGGCGATGCTCTGCATGAGTAGGGTACTCTTACAACCGTAAGCGTAACCTGTCAACCGTCTATTTTGAGTCGCCTACTATCGACACGAGACCAGGAACTCTCGGTTGACAGGTTACGCTTACGGTTGTAAGAGTAACCGTATGACCTGGACACAACTCACGCTGCACCTACCGGGCGGCATCCGGCTGGAGCTACTCAGCCTGTACCGTCCCCCAACCAAATGCCCGACTCTCCCGCCGCCAGCGGTCATTGAGACGCAGGGCAAAACGCTCGCGGACATCATCCCCATCCGGCGGGCCTCGTGAGCACCTACACCCCCGGCGACGCCGCCGAATACGGCTGCCTGTCCTGCGGCAAGCTGCCCCCCGTCCGCGGCTCGGCAAGCGCCAGCTACTGCTCGCTCGAGTGTCTCCACGACGGTGAGCATTCTGGCGACTCCTGCGAAGACTGTCCGGACTGTCGCGAGATTCGCGGCGAGGACGACATTGCGGACGAGCGAGGTGCAGCGTGACCGCCCTCGACTCACCCCTCAATGATTCGCGAGATGCGTTCCGACTCAACGTGAAGGCAGACATCGACCGCGCAGCGCGCGAAAACGCGGAGCTTGCCGCGGCGTTGCAACGCGCCTGGGAGCGCGGCGACGTTGAGCAGGCCAAATGGCTGCTGGAGAGGCAAGTCCAGAAGGTGACGACGCTGCAGCTGAATCTGTTCACTCCGGAGGCACCATGAGCCACATCGAAGGCACGTTCGAGTGGGTGAAAGGTGTTCGCGTCGACTGGTTCGTTGAGATCGATCCAGACGACGACCCCAAGCGTCCCAACGTAGGATTCAGACTCCGTTACGCTGATTTGTCCGACGACGAGCAGCCCACTGGGGAGCAGTGCAAACTCGACCCGGCCAGCGGCGACTTGATCGACTGGCCTTTTTGGGGAGGCCCGATGCTCGAGCTCCAAGACATGCTGCGGGACTCGATTGGCGAGACACTGTCGGTGTGCCCGGTTTGCGATGAGCTGGTGTGTACCACCGCGCACCAAGGCTGCTGCTCTAGCGACTGCCTAACGACATTCTGCGAGCGCTCGCACGAGGCGTTCTGCGAGGACTGCTATGGTGGGTCTGGACCCGTGACGGCGCAGGAGCGGTGGGACGCGGTACGGAGGGAGAAGCTATGATTCCGCGAAGCGCTTGCGTCGGCTGCCGCGACAACTTCTACAACGGCCCCATGGGCGACAATGGCCGCTGCTGGCACGCAAAGAGCGGCAAAATGCAAACGCGCTATCGGATTTACAGTCATGTGCGTCCGACTGAGCCCTATGCATTTCATGAGATGCGCGTGCCTAGTTGCTACGGCGAGCGCGGGGCTGTCTTTTACAATGTGCTGCCCAATGTCGTCTCGCTCAAAAACGTGGTTCGCAGCAAGCGCATCGACAAGGAGTCCAAGTGAGCTGGCAGCGCGGAGACCGAGTCTGGTACGAGCCGAGCGAGAGCATCCGCTTCGCTGGGATTGTGCTGGGTGATGGCAGCTGCGCGGGTTCGGTGCGGATGCTGTTGACAGGGCACTATTTCCGTTGGCGCTGGGTCAACTCCGCGCGATGCGGAGGACCGACTCCGCCGCCGTTCAAGAACGATGTAGCTCCAGCGATTGGCGCGGAGCGTCTTTGTGTTCGCGAGTGCTACCTCAGCATGGACGCCGAGTTCAGCAAGCGGGAGGAAACCGATGGCTAACTGCGAACACCCACGCATCACGCCCGCGCTCTACGCCGACTCGCCGCGCGCAGATCGCGAGCTCGTGCGGGTTCGCTGCGTCGACTGCGGGCAGTCGTGGCTTGAGTGCACGATGGGCGAGCGTAAGCGGCGGCGTAACGGGACTGTTGAGGTGCGGCCGTGACTCCCCAACCCACAACCCCAGCAGGCCACCGCGCCCTAGCCGACGTCGACGGCCCGCGGTCGCGCGCAAAGAGCTACTTCGCCGAACTCATGGGCAGCGAACTCACGTCGGAGATGTGCTTCGCCACCCGCGTCGTTTGGGCTCTCGAGGGGCACGAGTTGGACGCGAGGACTCGGCGCTGGCTTGAGGCGCTAACGGTGAGTTTTGACGTTGAGAGAAGGCTAATGGCGGCTGTCGCGCTCGGGCTGATCCGGGGTGATGGGCGCAGGAGAGTAGTACGGTGAAAGACTTTTTCAGAAAACAATGGGACCAGGTGCCCACGGTGTGGATCGATACAGAAACGACTGGCGTCGTTGCTGGCGTTGATCGCGCGTGCCAGGTTGGTCTGGCGAGATTCGAGAACGGCAAGTGCGTTGACTCGAACGTATGCGAGATCAACCCTGGTATCCCGATCCCGCCAGAGGCCACCGCGATTCACGGCATTGTAGACGCTCAAGTTGCTGGCGCTCCGACTATCGCGGAGTTTTTTGCAGACCCGCGCACGGTTCAGTTGCTCGAAGGTGCACAGCCCGCTGCATACAACGCACCTTTCGACCGGCAATTCGTTCCACCGTTCGGTGACTGGACCTGGCCATGGCTCGACTCATTGTCGATCGTTCGTGTTTCGGATCGGTTCGCCAGCGGAAAGGGTCGCCACAAGCTGGAAGCGGCGTGTCAACGCCACGGCGTAGCATTACCGAACGCGCATGATGCCGGTTCTGATGCGCGCGCCGCTGGAGAGCTGTTCTATGTCCTGGTGCCGAAGCTAGCAGGACTGGAGCGCATCGCGGTCAGCTCTGACTGTTCGCTCGGCTGGCTTCTCTCGTGGCAGCGCCACCGTGAAGCTGACGAGTGGTTCCGATTTCACGAGTGGCTTAGCAGGCAGCCGCCGATGGACGGTGCAGCATGACAGCAGCACAGCAGACAGGACGCCCGTACGTCGTGATCGGTTCCGCCGAAGATGCCGACTGGCACAACGCTAGGCGCGGCGGCATAGGCGCCAGCGAGATTGCCGTCGTCATGGGCGAGTCTCAGTGGCAATCGATTTTGGAGCTCTACTACAAGAAAACCGGCGAGTACTCACCGGAAGAGACCGACGAAAGCGAGTGGCTGCTGTGGGGCAGAAAGCTTGAGGATGCGATCCTTTCCGAGCTGTTCGAGCGCGCAGGCGCCACGTGCGACAGCACGCAGCCTCACCTGCGCAGCACGGTGCACCGTTGGTGTCTCGCTACTCCTGACGCTATGACAACGCACGGAGAGCCAGTGGAGGCGAAAAACATAGCATGGGGCTATGACCCAATGGAATGGGCCGAGCGCATCCCAGAGAAGTACTACCTACAGACCCAGCAGCAAATGCTGGTCACCGGCGCCAATCGTTGCCTGTTCGGCGCGCTGCTTTGGGGCTCCAAACTGATCTGGGAATGGGTGCCACGAGACGAGGCAACGATCGCGCGCATCATCGATGCTGGGTCCGCGTTTTGGTCTCGGGTGCAACGCCGTGACCCACCGCTGAGCGACGGTCACCCGGGCGCGCGCAAGGTGCTGGGCATCCGCGCAAACGTTGATGAGGATGTCGAGTTGTACGAGCCAGAGATCGAGGAAATGCTAGCGTCGTACGAGAACAGCAACACGGACTTGAAGGACTTGCGCGGACAAGTGCGCAGGCTCGAAAAGCAGCGTGACGCCTCAATGGACGCCATCGCGCAGAAGATGGGCTCATCCCGCAAAGGGTACACCGCCACCGGTTGGTCATTCCGATGGGAAACGGAAGAACGCCGCGGTTACACCGTAGAACCCAAGACGATCGAACGATTCAAAATCAAAGCGCCAAAGGCGCAGTAAGGGAGAGCAATGGCAGCAGTTAAAACACAGCGCAACGGAGAGATCGTGCGCAATGGGAACAGCGGAGGCAGTGGCGGCGCAGAAGTCGGCCTCGCTAAGTTCGTCGAGAATCACGCGCAGGACTTCGCGCGAGTTCTGCCCAAACACATGACGCCTGACCGCATGGTGCGCCTTGCGGTTAGCGCCGTTCGCACAACTCGCCACCTCGACAAGTGCACTGTTCCAAGTTTCGCGGGCGCCATTATGGCGTGCTCAACGTTAGGGCTGGAGCCCAACACGCCGCTCGGCCACGCGTATTTGATTCCCTTCAAGAACAACAAGAAGGGGGGAATTTACGAGTGCCAACTTATCGTTGGGTACAAGGGTCTTACAGAGCTCATGTATCGGTCTGGCATCGTGGCTAGTGTAAAATGCAATGCTGTGTTCGAGGGCGACGAGTTCAGCTACGAGCTGGGGCTGCATCCCGACATCATCCACCGGCCACACTCGGAGGCTGGTCGTTGCGACCCCAACAAACTCACGCACGTCTACCCGGTTGTGCAGCTGCGAGAAAAGGGGCTGGAGCCAATATGGGATGTGCTCAGCCGTGACCAGATCGAGCAACGCCGAAGGCGCAGTCGCGCCAGCGGAAGCGGTCCGTGGGTCACTGACTACGAGGCAATGGCGAAGAAAACGGGCATTCGCTCGATCGCGACGTGGGTGCCTAGCAGCGCTGAAAGAACAGCCCCGCTCGCGGCTGCCATAGGCTACGAAGAAGCCAACGAACGTGGCCAGGGGCAGCGTGCAATCGCCGCTCTCGGGGACGCGGCGCAAGAGGCGCTCTACGACCTGGGAGCGTTCCCGACGGAAGACGATGAGGATGAGGAACACGAAGCCCCGTCACGCGAACCCGGGGAAGAGGGATAGACTGCGCCCGCCCTGCCGCCTCACCACCCCCATCGGCAGGGCGGGCCTTATTTTTGGAGAGAACATGAGCAAGAAAACATCGGCCGAGACCGAGCCTAAGCTAGTGCTGGATCCCACAAAACCCGCCCGAAGCGCTCAAGCTCACCGACGCTCTCATTGCTGCAGAGCGGGAAACGAGGGAGAAATGACCGACAAGTCCGTCATCCGCGCTCACCTAGAGTGCGCCCAGAAGGGTTATGCGGTGCATGTTACGTGCCTCGGCCCGGCTACGTGGAGCGACGAAACCGAGGACTACTACTGTCATCGGTGCGCTAAGCGTGTGCCGTTCGGGCTCGTGTGCGATCCCCCTGGGCACGACTACTACGAGCGTGATGTTGCGTATTTGCTGGAGCTGCTCGAGGCAGAGCGCCGGGCGAACGCGCATGCAATCGCGGAGCTGTGCGGGCAGGTGAATTCGCTGCGTGACTGCGGACAGGACCGCGTCTGCGCTACTCCTCCAGGCTGCTGTAGGCACTGGGAGGAGCGCAACAGGGAGCTCGTTGGGCAACTCGAAAACGCTCTGGACGCCTCTAACGAAGGCGCTTGGATGGCGCGTGCCCTTGATGCCGAAAGAGAACTTGCTGCCGGTCGCAGCGAGGCCGATCGGTTGACCACTTCCCTGCGTCTCGCCAACGAAGCCCCGCGCAGTAGGTGATTTGATGACCCGCCACACGCTCAACATCGACGGTTGGCAGCTCGAGTACAACGACTACGAAGGGCTCGTCGGCTCCACCAGAATCAGCTCCGCAAATGGCGATGTCGACGTGGATATGGAAGACGACCTCGTGCACATCGAGTGGACCGAGAGCACTGATTATTGCTATGGCGCAGCAACGCGCTCGGTCCGTGTCCCCGTTGCCGTCTTAGAGCAGCTGCTGGAGTGGAGGCGCGGCGATGCCCAACGCTGAATCAATCCGCCCACCACTCCCCGAAGTGACCCGTAAACTCAGGGAGCACTTGGACCGGCACCAGGACGCTCTACTCCACGCCCAGGCCATCCGGCGCGAGCACTCATCAGAGCGGCAGTTGCTCCGGGAGGCCATTAGCGACCTGCGACGTTGGCGGGAAAGCCAGGCTGGCGCACGCCAGACCTGAACGCCCCATCAGCACAAATCCCACGCAATTCCGGGGCGATGTCGATTTGTTGAAATAGCCCTGGACTGTCCGTACGCCGTACGTAATACTGTATCTCATGACACGGACGGAACACAGGGCGCGCAAAAACCGGGAGAGCCTGAGCAAGAGGCTCGGCAAGACCGGTCGCCAAATCAAGGCCCGCGACGCTCACCGCTGTGTCTACTGCGGGGCCTCCCATGACGGGATGCACCTTGACCACCTGACCCCCCGCTCCAAGGGTGGGGAGGACACACCGCAGAACTTGGCCACTGCCTGCCGACGCTGCAATTGCGCGAGGCAGAACATGACCTTGGCCCAGTGGGCAGCATATGCTCAGGTCAAATTCGGCCTCGTTTTCACTGCCCGTCAAATCCGCGGCCAAGCCCGCAGGAGGCTGCCAGCATGCTGATCAAGGACACCAAACTCACGGCCCAGCTGATCCGCTGGCTGCGGCAGTCGCACGACGACGGACAACCCGAGCTAGCGGTCCGTTACGTGGGGACCGGCGTGCACACAGACGTCGAAGTGCTCCGGCAAGACGGCTCGGAGCCCAGTGAGACAGAGACACTCGAGATTCAGGCGCGGATGGCCGCGCATGCAGTAACCAACAGGAGAGACCGATGAACAGCATTGCAGACCGCATCAATCACCAGGACGCGCAGATATTGGCTCAGCACCCGACTGTAGTGCGTCGCGTCGAGAGTCACGGGACGATCTACGAGATGCGCCTAAGCGACGATGGCGATGCCATCCTGACATTCGGAGGACGTCTCTTGATCGGACCAAGTTCTCGAGAGTACGTCGAGTCTGCCGGGCGGGTGTATCTAGATACTAGTTGGAGCGTCGATCTGCCGCTGTCTTGACCGCTCCCCTGCCGCTCACTTCGGTCTGCGGTGGTGATAGCGGACATTGATGGACAGAGCCCCCTTGGGGGCGGAAAGTGAGATTGATAATGCAATCAAACACGAAACACTCAGCCGAGTGGCTACAACATTCGGCGGTCGAGGCGGGGCAAGCCCTCCGCGAGGCGGAGTATCAGGCACAGCGGGCAGCGCTGCTCGTCGGCAGCGTCTGCGTTGGATGCGACGACTACTCGTCCCAGTTTTTTAGGCTCGATCGCCGGCCGCCGGCCGAGCTGCAATCACCCACATCATTCGAGCGCTGCAGTCTACACAGGCTGCCGGACGGCGATTGGCTGGAGATTCTCCGGGGCAGCGCGTCGTGGGTGCGGCACACGTACGACCGCAGTTATGCGCTCGACCGAGCTCGCCGCAGGCAGATCGGCGGGTACGTGCTTCGCAGCGATGTCGCAGCGGCGTGCCGCGCTGTTATTGAGGCCGGGGCGAACCAGCTCAAAGTGTGTACGATCTGGGGTCACAACGCTTTTTCTGACGGCTCGCACGTAGCCAGTTACAGCGCTGAGCGCTCGCTATACGCAGACGAGAAGGCTCAAGAGTGGATTGCATGTCTGCGCGAAGCGCGTGATATGCACCCCGGCAGCCATGGCGTGATAGACGCAGCTATCGCCGCACTGAGCACCCCGGATGCGCTTCGCGCCTACCCCGCTCCCATTGACGCGGAGTTGTGTGCCCTGATTCGAGAGCTTGAAGCTGACCTCGACGAGTCAGCGACAGCCTAAGAACTCTACCCGGGCGCCTCAATGGGGCGCCTCTGTAGTGGACTTAGACGGCCCGACGATTCCCACGATTGAGCCCCCTTGGGGGCGTAAAAGGACTCATAGAATCATGACAAAATCAACCCGCTTCGAGCTCCGCTTGACACCCGAAGAGTTCGCCCGCTGGAACGACACCGCCGAGTCCGAGGGTCGCACGCTGGCCGGCTGGGTCCGCTGGGTGTGCGGTCAATACTCAGCAAAATCAAGGGGTTCGAAGAAATCGACACGGCGGACGAAGAAAGTGTCCCGAGGGGCTTGACTGTACGGACAATATCCGTATACTGTACAACATGAGCAACGCAGCAATCCCCCAGACAATCGAAGCAGCCATCTCAGCCCTTGTAGACCAGGACGCGGCCAAATGGGGCGAGTCGGAGCGCGAAGCCAGCCGAGCGCACCACGCTAACCGTACCTACGGCCTGGCGCTCAATGAGCTAGCGAATCGCGCCTTCATGGCCGACTCGCCCGGCGCTGCCGACCTGGCCAAGGCAGCCAAAAAAGCGCTCACCAGATCCGATCGGGCCGTGCTCCGTGCGGCCAGATAAACCCCAAGAAAGGTAGGACTACCAACATGAAATCGTATCCCGAGTGGCTGCAACATTCAGCGGTCGAACTGGAGTCCTGGGAAGACGCGGCAGCCCAAGCCGGCGATGCTGCGACAATGCTGATTGCTGGCATAGCGCGAGGCTGTCCCGCACGCGGCCTGCTCGGTATGACCGCGGAAGATGTCGAGCGCGAGTGGCCGACCGTTACGGACTCGTCGTCGGGCGACGAGATAGTTGCATTATTGCGGTCGCCTGCACAGGCGTTAGCGATTGCTGAATCGTGGGGATCACCATACCCGATCGACTGAGCGGCGATCCAAGAGCCCCCTTGGGGGCGGAAAGTGAGAGAATTATGAGCGAAACTGAGGTACCCGCGAGCCCTAGCAGGTTAGCTGCCGTCGTTCGGGGATACAGTTGCGCAGCGACGGACGCTGCCTGGCGCGCTGCTATAAATCGGTGGTTTGCCGGTCGGTGTGCGAATGGCATCACGTACCCAGAGTCCGTGTTTGCGTTGCGCGAGGGGCTGGCGTGGGCGCGCCCCGGGGAGGCCCCTCCGGATAGCGTGCACCGATACATGCGAGGATGGCATGAGGCGTCTAGATGGCGTGGCGGAGGCATGGCCCCAGAGGACGTATTGAGAGCGATCGCGGCTAACGCGGGCCCGGATGGGCCCCGACCCACTTGATGCCTTCGAGCGATTCCCACAATTGAGCCCCCTTGGGGGCGTAAAAGGACTCATAGAATCATGACAAACCCAATGAACAAACGAGCAAAACGCGCGGCAGACGCTGCAGCAGCAGAGCGCGATCGCATCGATCACGGCCCGGGCAGCGAGGGCCAATGGAAGCACGACAATGCGGCTCACAACGCGCAGGGGCGTGCAGAGCAAGAACTAGGGCTCCAGCTTGATTGCGATGAGCAGGCGGCCGACGAAGCGGAGCATGCCGCGTTTCTCGCGGAATTCGAACTCGAAAAGCGCCGCGCAAGCCGCTCGCGCTAACGCTCTCCCCACTGCCGCACAGGCAGCTTAGAAATGCTGGGTGTTGTTTTCACTCACTGCCGAATAGGCAGCTAGCAGTAGCGGGCCCGGATGGGCCCCGACCGACTTGATACTACAGTCGCTATTGAGCCCCCTTGGGGGCGGAAAGGAACGAGAATGATTGACCAGCTTCAAGCCCGCATCCAATACTACCGCGATCTTGGCGCGCGATACTCTGCCCGCACGACCGGGCTGTCTGAGATCGCGCTCCGTGAGAGAGACCACGTGTTCGTGCGTGCCTCTGGTCGCCGGGGCGCCGCGTCGAGAATCTTGGACGCAGCTGCTGCGGCCGACGAACCGTTGCGCACCGGCATGATCGAAGCCGCTCGGATCGTCCTGGACTCTATCGACGAGCTCGGGATGCAGGACGGTTTACCATCCCAGGAAACGCTGGATCGCGAAACCGCGGCCGCTCAGCGGGTACTGACGAAGGCGTCAGGATATGTCGAGGACTGAGCTCCCGCTCCATCCTGGCCGTCGCCAGGCCCATTGCCCCGGAAGGGCCCAGAAAGGACGAACCACGATGAGCAAACATTTGGAGCGAGCAGTGGAATTAGGCGTAGAGGCCCAGTTCCACGCCGCGCTAAAGTGGACCGACGAAATGGCCCGCACTGCGCAGGGAAAACCTTGCCAACTTTGCGCGCTTACGAGGGTCCGCAATAGCGCAGACACTCTTGCGGTGGTCGTCGGCTTCGGCGCAGACGGTGGCGGTCAAGCAACCCTGCTGGCTGTGTGCGCGACGTGCGCGCGCGGCCACAACGTTGTGGCGCGCCAAGCAGTCGGCGCGGTGGAATTGTGATGCGCGGCCCCTGGTACCTCACCTGCCCAACAAAATGACGAAAGCCCCCGAGCCGCTGGGGCAGGGGGGCGAGAGAGCTGGGTAATTAATGTGAGTGGTATACTACCGTCCACCCCACGTCAGCGCGACACCGAACACTATCGCAACGATGAGCCCGCTCAGCAGCACGTCGTCGACTATCATCGTCGTATCCGCAACGTCATTGCCAGCAAAGCCAACGGAAACGCGATCAACACACACCGCGCCCAGAAATCGAACTCGCTCACTGTCTCACCTGCCACCAGTGCCGGCCTCTCTTGAGCGCCCACCCCTTGCCGAGGTGTGGCGAGTTGTGCTGCGGGTTGCAGCTGTGCCCGGTGCCGTAGCCAGCGAATACGGCGCCCATGGCCCACGCTGACGGCTCTGGTCGGTAGTAGAGACAGCGCTCCCAGTGCTGCGCCAGGTGCTCATAGACGGCCCTGACGCATGCCCGCGTAGCCTCCAGCGACGTGCCGATTAGGGACTCGTCGCCGTGCCGTATTTGGCCCAAGCAGACGCTCTGGCCGCGGTCCCCACGTCGACTTCCGTCGTGGACCTCAAGCCTCCACCGTCCTGACTCGTGGCGCGTCACAACGTAGCCCGCCCAGGCGCGATCCGCAGCCGACCAGCCCCAGCCGTCCTCTAACTCGATAGCCTCGACGGCCAGCGCTGTCGCGATCGTCTCGTAACGCTGTTGGCGCTCGCAGGGCGACTCAGGGTCTTCACCTGGCGGATACCAGGGGCCAGAGGCTGCAAGCGCCGTCGCGAGTATTGCGGCGGCTAATTCTGACATAGGTAAGCTATAACGGGTTGATGCCCCGTGGCAGAGGCTTCACTTCGACGTCGACTTTCGACACCGGCGGAGTCTGCGACTGACTGATCACCTTGCGTCCCTGGTCGACGCCTGGGAGCTTGACCTCGCCGTTGGGATGCGTTGACCATGCCGAGCCCGTCGCTTCGCGGAATGACTCGCACGCCTCGAGGTGCTGTCGGTGCGTGTCGATTAGCTCGTTCAACTTCGCGCGCGTCGCGGCGTTCTCATCGGCGATTCGCTCAATCTCTTTTGTTGGACGCAGGTCCTTGATGATCGTCGAACACGCTACGCCGAAACCGCCGATCACTGGCAGCACGGCGCACACGAGCCCGAACCATTTGAGCATCGTCTTGCTCGGCTCCCACAGCTTTGAGCGCCGAAAATTGGGAATGGGCGCTTCGCCCTGCAACGACTCGGGCGGCAGCGTCGTGCCGAGCTTCGCCCCCAGCACAACTTTTCTGCCAGGCATACGCTATCTCGTAGGAGGCTCTGACGCGCGCCCCTCCAGCGCCTCTACACGCAGCCGCAGAGCACTGTGGTCTTCGCGCAGCGCACGATGGTCTTCTCGTAGTCTCTCGATTGCCAGCTTCTGACGGACCTGCTCTTCGTTGAGCCGCACCTGACGCTGCTGTATCTCGAGCGCCATCGTCGTGATGTTCGAGAGCCTGGATTTCACCGACCGCTCGACATTTTCGATCGAGCCGCGCAGGCTTGTCAGTCCACCGTCGACCATGAGCGATAACTGAGCAACCTCGCTCAGTACGTCCCCGATATCTGGCAGCGGCTTCTCGGTGCGTGGCACAGTTGGGCTCTCGTTGAGTTTCAGCTTCTCGCTGTCGTCCACCACTCTGCCTCCGCTTGCTCCATCGTGAGCGTGACTAGTGTTTCCACGTGCCGGCGATCGGCGTCTGTGATCTCGGGAGCCGCTGGCTCGTCGACTGGCGGCTGTTCCTGCTCTTGCTCCGGCTGCGGGTAGCTCACGAAACCAAGTAGCCGCGGATGGTCGTATTCAGTACGTTGCACACGCCACGCGCCGCCGGGGCCTTCGTTGGCGCCTATGTTTTCGTAGTCGGCCGCGCCGACATCAGAGACGCGGTCAACGTGGCCCCACCATGACGTTTCGGGGCGCCCCGGCTGGCTGCGGTCGTAGATTGCCAGGTCTCCGACTCGAGGCCGCCAGCCCGCTAGCACGCGCTCTCTGGACACCCAAGTGCCCGATTCGACGGCGTCTGCCATCAGCTCTTTAGCGCCAGCGCGATGCCGGTGGGGCAACGGCTCGTCCGGCTTAGCGCAGGCAAACGCAGCCGCACACTGGGCAGCGGCGCAATGGTTGCCCGAGAATTTGGAGCCGAGAAAACCGATCAGTCCGTTGCGTTCGCACTTCTCGAACCATGCCGATTTGGTCGCTGCGCTTGGCGGGTTCTCCCGCATCATCTGACCGCGACACCACTCGACGGCGAGCTCGCCAACGCCGTTCGGGCGCGTATCGTCGCCCCACGCTGGCGGCGCGGGAGTCGTGTCGCGCACGACATCGACCACGGGAGCAACCCACAGCCTGGCGGCTTCAACGCCAACGATCATTTGCTGACGCGAGTGCGCAGGTCCGTCAACACCGTCCGCTGCAATCACGTGTAAACCCTGCTCGTGCACGCTCGATCGGGTATCGTCGCGCTTCAGACCCAGCCGCGCCAGCAGATGGTTCGCCGTGGCTCGCGTCGACTCGTACGGCGGCACAATCTGTGAGTGCGTGAGAACGAACACTTTCCGCCCAGCCAACGCCTCTTTTGCGTAGACGGTAGGACCCGCAAGACCTTCTGCGTTGTCGGCGCTAGCATGCAGTCCGTCGACAAGCATCACCGCTGCGCACCGCCGTCGAGCATCAGGGTCGCGCAGGTAGTAGCGCACCGCCCAGCAGCCAGCGCTGAACCCCATTAGAATAACCGGGGTATCCGGCGCGGTACCGGGGGCGTAGCGCTCGATCAGTCTGTCTAACGTTGGGCACTTTCGAGCTAGACCTTTGCGCTCTGCGTACGCTTCCGAGAACTCCCCGGCGTAGATGCGCTTGACGCGCGAAACGTCGAGTCCGAAGGCGTCCGCGTACTTCGCTACGGCGTCCGGGTGGGTGTGGATTAGTAGTGCTATCGGTTTCACTCAAGTTCGTCCATTCTCCAAACATGTCTGCCGTCCGAGAAAAAGATCAGACGGCTCGGAAACTCGCGCTTCGCTCTGCGTGCTAGCTCGATTGCCAGGCGCCAGGTCGGCGCTCGCCATTCGTTGTGCCACTTGCCTCCGTAGCTGACGGCTGCGACGTAGTAGCCCTCTCCGTTGGCTAGAACACTGCGCCCCTTAGTCAGCGCAGGACGTTGCCCACTCCGCGACTTCGTTCGTGTACCCGACTGGGTTCGCTTTGGTTGGCGCGATCTGTTGTCCCGTGTAGGCATAAACACCCGGGAATCCGTTGGCGCAACCAACACCATGCGACACGATTCCGATCCGCAAACCGTCCAGCACCATGGGGCCTCCGCTGTCACCTTGGCACGAACCACGACCGACCACGTCGGCGCAGATCATCCTCGGTGTTAGCGTGCCGTAGAAGTCATCGCACTTGGACTGAATTACGATCGGGTTGCTGACTTTGAGCAGAACCGGCGAGACGGCGCCGCCGCTTGAAGTTCGACCCCATCCCCATTGGCTCACTGTAAGCGGCTTGCCGTCGGGACCAATGACTTCACCCTCGTGTAACTCCAGCGACGGAGTGTCCGGAGGCACATCAGGCAACCAAATCAGAGCAACGTCCCAATCGAAGGTTCTTGGGTCGTAACGCTGGAACACGTTGCCATCTGCGTCCTCGCGACCAGCAAGCATCACGTCCGCAGTCCCTACCTCGTATTCGAGTCCCTCGAGCGTTCGCAGGTCCTTGCGTCCAATCACGGCGCGAAAGCGACTGTAGACAACCATGCAATGCGCGGCAGTCAACACCCAGCGCCCCCGGTAGAGAGCACCGCCGCAAAAGTGGCCACCCGTTGGGGTCTGCAACGAGACCATCCAAGGGGCTTCGTCGGGCAGGGCAGGGGTGCCGCCGACGATGCGCGACTCTGGCAAGGGGCGCTCTACGCGGCCCACTGACGGTCTGACGAAGACGCACCGAGCCGCTGGCCCCTCCGGAAGCGTGCCGGCGTCAGGCGGGCTCGTTGGCGGTGCCGGCGCCGTTGTAGCAGTGGATGTTGGTGGCGGCTGCGGCGGCTGCGGCGCCGTCGGTACCGGAGCAGGCTCGACCGGTACCGGCGTGCAGCTGCTGCAGGTGTAGACTGCGCCAGAAAACGCCACCGCTCCGCTGACAACCGAGATTGTCATCAGCCGCTTACGCCCGGCCGGCGTGCCCCCGACGATTCCCAGGAGGGCCAGGAAGGTGACAATCACAGTAGCTCCGGAACCTCGACCGGCGACGAGTCACCGACCGCTAGACGACCCGTTGCTGGTGGAACGACGTGCCGGCCCTTGCTGCCCCATCCCAGCTCTTTGAGCAGGCCCGCCACTTCGCGCACGAGCTCGGCGCCCGAGTTGTAGGTCTCTTTGCCTTGGTCGACGGCTGCATCGCCTTGGCGAGCCAGCGTTTCCGCCTGTGACAAGAACTCCGACGATCGACCCAACAGGTCAGCAATCTTGCTGACAACATCCTGCGGCAGCCCAGGGGCCGCTTCGAGCCAGACGCGAAAGCGCGTGACGGCACGCTGCGCGACCTGGATGAGCTTAATCAGCGTGTCAGCGCTGACCGGGACAGACCCGAGCAAGCCCGCGCATCCGCTTACCAGCGGTAGACACGCCAAGGACGCCAAACCCGCCAACGTCGCTCGCTTGACGCTATCCACTCCAGATCTCCCCGTCTTTGGGTCGACCCCAGCAGCGCGCGCGGTCTCGGGACCAACAACGTTGCGTCGCACCCACCACGCTGCAACGAGCGGCAGAACAACGGTGGCGACTTGGCTCACGAGATCAACGATGGCCTGACTCTGCTCATCGCTCAGCTTCACGCCGAAACGCTGCAGCAGCACTAGGATTGCCGCGACCAGGGCGACAAGCGCGCCCGCTTTGATTGCTGGTTCGTTTTTCATTGTGCTTCTCCGTGTTTGCCCGCACCCCAGCAGAGAACGCACCGATTCCGTCACACGGAGGGACAGGGCCAGTGCGCTCGCTGCTGGGGTTTGGGGTGTAGATGTTTGGGCTACGAAATCGTGCCGGTGAGTTCGCCCGCTTGGAACCGCGGCTGGATGCCATTGCTCACAGCGAGCGAGGAGTCGAGCGCTCCCGCAAACAGGATGACTCCCGCGCCGGAAGCGAGCGTACCAATCGAGAAATGCGTGAGCGTTTCCGAGCCACCACTCGCCTCCGGGAACAGGTTTTCTGCCGCATTCTCGAATCCGCCAGTCCCATCGGCAGCCAGTGTCCACTGGTCCGAGTCGCGGTCTACCTGCAGGCGCGCGTAGCTCGGGTACGCGGCTTCGCTCGTCGTCTGATCTCCCGCCTCTGGATCTGCGGTGTGCAGCGCCAGGTAAAGCGATTCGAGCGGGGTTGTCGCGTCGTTTTCCGCGAGATCTGCAATTGCTGTCCCGTGCAGAAGCAGCGCCGCAACGCTGTCTGCCATGCTGTCGCCAAAGCCCATGTGAGTATCTCCTGTTCAACTCGGCGCGCAGACCCGTATGCGAATCGCGCGCTCGTAACTACGTCCTTCAGACGTGGTGATTCTGTTCGATGCCAAATACACGTTCTCTGGCAAACCGCCACCCAGCGTGATGGCGGTAGCCGTCGTCCCCTGATCGGTGGCGACCTCGGTGATCCCAGAGTCCACGACCCACTCCGATGTCACGATCGTCTCATCCGCTTCAAGCAGTCGAGAGTACGAAATCGGATAGTCCAGCTCTTCCCAGGGCGTCTTGACGAATGTCTTGATGACTTTGCAGCTCATGCGCTCGCCGCTCTCGATTCTGGTGGGGTAACCGCAACTCTCGACTCGCTTGGCACAGCCGCAAGGCGCGACTCTGGCGCTGCTATTGACACGCGCGGGTGTCCCGCTTCGATCTGATAGCTGCCGGGATTGAGCGTGCCGCTGAGCGTTGCGGAGCAAGCGGCCGTGCCGGACATGTTGCCGTGGGCCGTCAGTGTGCCGGTAAGAGTGCACGAGGCATCCACCGTGCCGACCATGCGGCCCTGTGCTGCGCCGTCGTCAAGCGTGCCGCTCAGGGTAGCGGAACAGCTAATAGCGCCGGACAGGTTCGCATAGGCCGTCAACTCGCCAGCCACGGAGCAAGCGACCGCGGTGGAGCCTGAGAGATTACCGAGGGCCGTGAGAGAGGCGCTCACTGCTTGCTGGGCCGCTATCGCTCCGCTGAGGCGACCGAGCGCAGCCAGTGTGCCTGTGAGCGTCGCTCCCGCTACAACGGCGCCGGTCATGGCCCCAGGGGCAGCGTTGGCATCGTCGAGGCTGCCGGCGAGGGTAGCCCCAGCATCGACCGCTCCGCTCAGGTTTCCGAGCGCGGTAAGGCTGCCCGTTAGCGTCGCTGAGCATTGGGCGGCGCCTTCGAGGCGACCGACAGCGCTGAGCGTGCCCGATGCGGTGCACTCCGCGGCCGTGGTGCCCGTGAGATTGCCGTAGGCCGTTAGAGCGCCAGCTAGCTCCGCCTGGGCCTGCGCAGCGCCAGCTAGAGAGCCCAGCGCCGTCAGATCGCCCTGAACTGTGGCCTGCGCAGGCGCAGTGCCCGTGAGCGACCCAAGCGCGGTAAGTGACCCCTGGACCGAGGCAGACGCGGCGACGGCGCCTGACATGTTGCCGTGCGCCGTGAGGGTAGCCGCTAGAGTCGCTTGACAGCTCGCGGCACCCGACAGGTTGCCGAATGCTGTTAATTCGCCAGCGATGCTCGCTGAGCATGCCGCAATGCCGCTCAGCCCGCCTAGCGCCGTGAGCGTGCCCGTCGCCGCGCATTGCGCCGACACCTGACCCGAGATGTTGCCCAGACCCGAGAGTGTGCCGGAGAGCGTTGCGGCCGCGGCAACGGTGCCCGCCATGTCGCCGCCGCTTGCGGCCTCCTCAAAATCCGGATCATCCGCAGCGTCGAGAGTGATGCTGCCACTCCCAAACACCGTCAAGTCGGCCGCTGACGAGGAGCCGTCGACGCCGATATCCGTGTTGCTCAGGCAGTCATTGTAGAAGCCGGCGAGATCAAACCCTTGCTCACGATAGTCGCACGCCGCCTGAATGTTCGCGCGCGCCTCCGCAAGGTCTGCAGCACCTCCCGGGCGCGCAGAAAACCCTAGCTCGATAACGCCATAACGGTGTCCGCCGCGGGCCGCGAACGGTAACCCAGCGACGTAACCCACGAGACCAACTATCGCTGGAGTGAATGAAATCGCAGCAAGAGACGACGGGGTATTCCACGAGCCGCCAACCTCGCGCCAACCCACGTGCACGCCGGAACTGTCGGAGATGATGTAAACGTCATGCCACGTCGCAGGGCTGCCCCCAAACAGCACGACCTCTGTATCAACTCCAGAGGTGTTATTGCGCAACGTGAGCCCCGCCGAGCCATAAAGGAACAGCGCCTCCGAGTCCGTTTCGTCTGTCACATCGGCGATAGCGAACGGCCGTAAATAGAAGCGGTAGTCGTCAGAGCGCCACCGCATGCGGAAGAACCAGTTTTGGATCGACGGCAAACTTGCCGTGCGGCTCATGCCAACTTGCGCACCAAAACCGCAATTGAAGTCGACGCAAGTCACCGAACTGGAGCCTCAGCACCTGCCTGAGCAGCGCTCCGCAGTAGTACCGGCGGCAACAGCGCATCACCGGCCGGGTTGAGTCTGTGTCGCCATGTCTCTTCGTCGTCGGTGCTCGTTATTACGGTCGCGTCCCACGCTTCGCCGGCAGGAGCTATCGCAATCTTCATCAGCTGGTGCGAAGCGGTATCTGCCCATGCCAGTATCAGCGCTCGTGCGGCGGCGAATCTATCAACCACGTCGCTGGGTCGGAGTGGTCCAGCCGCGATGGCGTATTCCTGCGCCGTGCCGGGGAATCCAACGAACACCTTCGTTTCGCGCTGGCGTACCTCGGTGCCTCCGGAGGGCGCCTCGACGACGCGCACGGTACGGAATTCGGCCACGTCCTGCAGTACTACCTCGGCTCGTATGCGGGAGTGTTCTGCCGCAAACACGCCGTTGTCTGGATCGTGAACGGCTGAAATGAGCTCTGCAAAAGTTGCCATGTTTACTCCACCGGCAGCATCGGTACGCGCGGCCTAGCGCATTGAATCACCTTCTCAGTCACCCACGGGTTGCGGCACCCGGAGATGTAGCGCGCCAGCGCATCGGAGAGCATGTAGAGCGATGGCGTCGCAATCATGAGAGGTTCAGATTCAGCGCCCCAAAACCTCGCCCAGTCAGAAGCCCCCTCGCGCACTCCGGAGCGCCAGCGGCACGGGCACTTGTCCCAATCGCGATCGATGCCCTTGTTTTTGCAGCCGGCAACCGGAGCCGAGACTTTGAGCAGCTGCTGCTTGCCGTCACACGCCATCTCCCACGGTCCGATAATGACGACCATGCGGCGAGGGTCCGGGTACTCAATGCGCCCGCACTCGCCCACGCCGTCGGGAAACAGGTCGCGAAGGCATTGCTGCGTCGACTCGACAACAAAGTCCAGCTTGGCCTCGTCCAGACTCTGCCGCGCATGGTAGCGCACTCCGCCCGGCGTAGTCCTGAGGGTCCTGAGGGTCCCGTAGCTCTCAGGGAAGTCGCCGCTGTACGCCAGAGCGGTGCGCTCTGCTCGTGTGCGGGCGCAGCTGAGCGCCAGCAATGCAATGGCGAGCCCGATCCACCTGAGACGGCGGCGCACCCAGTATCGGAGGCGCCTCATGACCGCCCCGCAACGCCGTCAGTAGTCTCGCGCCCCAACCCTAGCGGCGCGGGCCCACCCATCTCGACTGCCTGACCGATCAGCACAGCGAGCGCAGCACGCTCTTGACCCGTTAGCCGCTGCTCGCCCTGGGGTCGTCCCGCGTCTATAGGGATTTCCGATTCGAAATCGGTAACGTCAATTTCGAAGCTGGTGCCACCAATCGACACCACGTCAACGTGAAACGCTGTCCAGCCGGGCTTGGTTTCGCCAAATGCCGGGGGTGTGCTGAGGTCAACGTTGTGCACTCCTTGGCCGTAATTGGTCCCTGCCGCCGGGTAGCCCAATATGCGGGCTCCAAGGTCGCGCGCTGTTATGCAGTCGTCAGCAGTACTGGATGTGAGTATCTTTGCCATTACGCAGTTAGCCCGAAGGTTGCCTCAAGGTCGGCGATGACAGCGGCATGGTCGGGCGCTCCAAGCCGAGTGTTGTAGATGATCATTTCCGCTAACTGCCCAGTAAAGGCCAGGTCGGTCCCCGCGTCAGCATTGTCCCCTATCGTCAGGGTGTTCGCCGGATCGCTCGTCCCATACGCTACCCCGTCCGCCGCTTCGTCTTCGCCATTACAGCGCGCAACGACGTGATTCGGCGAACCGCCATCGGAAAACAACATGCTACTAATCACGGATGTAGCATCAGGAACAGAGCCGGCAGATGTTTCGATGTCTACCTCTGCGGCGCCGCCCTCATCCCTAATGAGCCAACGGCAATTGCCGCCGCTCTCACTAATGATCGACAACCCTCGCGCGCCAGCGGTGCCCGTTGAGAGTATGCGGGAGAAACTTGCCGAGTCCCCATCGGAACGAAACACGAGGAAGACTGTGCACCCGGAACCATCATGAAGAAACGTCCACTCGCTAGCCGCGTCGTCGCTGACTAGTTTCTGACGCGCTGAACCGGTAAAGTCGACGGAATCTAGGCCGTTAAAGTTTGCATCATCCTCTATGAGGAGTGGTTGGTTAGGCGCGCTGGCCTGAGAAAATGTCCTATTGGTTGAATCCTGTGAGGTCCATGTAGTAACGGCGCTGCCGTCGAGCGTGTAGCCAAACCCTGCCCGAAGCCACGTGTGAAGTCCGGTGGTTGGAATGTTGCGGGCAGCACCACTCGCAGCCGGACCCACTCCCCCCAGCGTAAACCCCATTTTGAGCGACATCATACCGAGCATTCTCCTGCGTTGTGCGCGCTCGACGAGCTGGCGCTGATAAGTGGTTGGGGCGGAGTCGTAGACAGCTAGCTCGATGCCTGCAAAATCACCCTCTGTAGAACCTGGGATCGACCAGAAAAAGTTGTCGGTCGTGAGAGACCGGTTTGAGGTGGTGTCGAGGTCCGCCACACCGTCAATCCAGGTCAAAATGTCAACGCCGTCAGTCGTGACGTAGCTGTGGGTGTGGGGGCGCACGTCGGCGGAAGCCCCCGCAAAGTTATCGGTCGCGCCGCCATTGTCGCGCCTCAGAAAGCGCCATCTGCTAGCGGCTTGGTCAACGCCCTCGAACGAGCCGCCGCCCGCTCCCCACAGTTGCCACAGCCACGACGCATTTCCGCTAGTGTTGAGCTCCGACATGAGCGAGGTGGCAATCACACAGCGCGCAACCTGTCCCGTCAGAGCAGCGCCCACCGCGGGGCACTCGAAGTATTGACCCGTGCTCTCGTGCAGAACACACGGCGTCCCGCGGAATGCCGTGCTCTCAGCGACGTATCCCGGATCTGTTGAAACAACGTCGATGTCTTGTTGCTCAGGGCTGAGGTCCTGCAGAGCGGTCACGGCGCCGCCGCTCTCGGTGACGCCGTCGTCGTAGCGGGTCCAAAGGATGTTGCCGGGGATGGAGCCGCTGGTAGCGTTCTGAGCTTCGAACTCTTCGATGGCTCGCTCGTCCTCGTCGTCCGTGAGTCGCGCCTCATAAATCGCGATGTCCGCGATGTAGCCGTCGAAGCCCGTGCCAATCGTCAGGGTCTGCTCTGGGTCTCCGGAGGCGCTTGAGTAGTCGACGTTGGCAACGGACAGCGTTTCGCCGCCCACTGTGCCGACGAAGTCCGCGGTCCCATTGTCCTGGAATCGCAGGCTCGTGCAGTACAGCGTTGAGTTGGGAAGCGTCCCGTTTGCCGTCACCTCCAGCACGATCGAGGCTGCCACGGTATCCTCGAGCACGACCACGCCATGAGCGTTCGTCGCGTCGTACAAGAACACGAAGCCCGTGTCCCCGCCGTCTGTGCGCGTACCTAGGATGGTTTCGTTCCCGCTGCCGCCCGTTGTGGGAAGCCACGCAAACTCGATGGTCGCCCCGGAGCCATCATGGAGAAACTCCCATGTGCTAGCAGCGTCGTCGCTCACTAGCTCCTGGCTGCCAGAGAATCGGAGAACGCGGCGCCCGTTGCAGGCGCGCACTCCCATCGGGCGCGCGTAGGGCTGATTCGCTGGAGTTTCCTGAGAGAACGTGCGTCCTGTGCGGCGGCAGGTCCACTTGGCGACCTTGCCGTTGAGCACTTGAGCCTCGGCGAGGTATACGACATTTCCAACGCCGTTCAGGACAGTGCCGCCGTTGCTGTCAACCAGCTGGATTCGAATCGTGCGAGACGCCGCCGCTGGCAACTCGAACTCGCAGATCGAATACCCATTGTGCTGACCCTCGGCGCCGCCGCCTGAGCCAATGCTCCCTGCCACGAGGTCCGGAGGCGGGTACGTGACGCGCGCCTCGATCACGTCCGACCCAACATCACCCAGGACCGCGGCCGTATCGGTAGACTGCGCCTCGATCCAGACGTCCGTGTCAGCGTCGTTCGGATCGAATATTCGTACCCACTGCGTACTGGCCGCCTTAACGATCACGCGAAATGTGCACGGTAGCGCACTGTCCACATTCGCTACGGCGCTCTCGATGTAGACGTCGGAGCTGTTCGTGACTGAAGCGCTCTCGTTGAGCTGCAATGGGTCGTTGCCATCGTACTTGTGCACGCTCACTGGCTCGGCGAGCGCATCAGTGCCCTCGGTCCAATCGGTGCCAGCGCCGGCAATCAACGCCTCCACCGTCGGATCGTTGAACGTGTAGTACTGCTCGTGAACAAAGATGTCCGTATGCAACGCACGGTAGGGGAGCAGCCGATTCACCGCGGGCTGGTAGAGCCCGATCAGCGCGCTCATGCTCGAACCCCGTAGACCCACCCATCGCGCTCATACTCACGAGCGAACCCGCGCTCAGCGTAGCGATGCCATCGCTCGGGTTTCACCGAGGTCTTGATTGGCTTACCTATCAGACTGGCGAACGCATCCCGCGTAGCTCCGAGCTCTGCGAACACACCCGCACCGCGATACGCCGGCCTCACATAGGCGCAATCGTACCAGACGGCCGCGCCTCGGTCGCTCAGTGAGCAGAACCCCAGCACCTCTCGCCCTCCACCATTGATCGCGACGAACCACACCGAGCCCGGCTGACTGAAGAGTGGCCCGCCCACGTCCCGAACCACCTGACGCGAGCAAAAGAACTCGCCGATGCTGCGCCAGGGCTGTTGAGCGTGCGCGATGGTATCGATGATCATGCGTCTACCGTGACGACGGTTCGCCGCTCAACCTTGACCGACCACCGAACTTTGCGATCAGAGGCTTTGCCGCCAACCGTAGGCTGACAGGTGATGTATTGATTACCAGTGTCCTCAGCAAACTGCATGTCCAGCCCGCTCGTGGTAGCGGCGCCAGAGCTCAACACCTCGCCAAGCTCCACGTCTTCGCCGGAACGACGGCGGGCGGGAACCAAATATTTCCCATTCTCGTCAATGCTTCCGTCGTTGGTTTCCACGGTAACGTGGAACTCGTAAGTGAACCCTTCCGACAGCGCGACTGCGTTACCCGCCTTGTCGCGAAGCAGCGAACTCGCCGCTGGTGAATCCGCGGTGTCGACCTCGACGCTGAACGAGTCGACTGTTTCAGCCTGCGCGTATTGAGTCGTGTGGCGGATTCGGCTAACGGCTGTGCCTTCGCGCTCGACCTCCTCATAGGTTGCCCCAGCGCCGTCCGCGTCGGTTCTTGTGCGGCGCGTGAGCACGTCGCCGGTGGCCGTCTCGTCCCAGAGCTTTTCGTTCGTGCCAGCGCCGGACTCGAAGTGTTCGAGCGGCGCATCCGTGAGCCTCAGGTCTTGACTGACTTCAACTTGCGCTGAGGTGACGGATACAACGACTGCACCGCCTGCGAGGATATCGACGTTCGTTAGCGCTCTGACAGTAGCCGTCGGGACGGTCGAACCTCCCCACTCGGCAGTGTCTGTGCCAGCCGCGCCCCACGAAAAGAAACGGTGATTCGCGTTGTCAGCGTTGTTCCTGCCGTTCCCGCTGTGGTTGTGAGGCACGCGGTAGTTGCCGGTTGTCGCGACAACACCGAAAAACGCTAGCGATGAAAACCCAGCTATCGACGTCCAACCCGACACGTTGCCCGAGTCGTCCTCGGTTGCCGAGGACATCTGCGTAGCGCGGCCACTAGTGCCGTCGAATCGTACTAGGCGGTTGTCGGCAACGGCTCCGGGGGCGAGGGTGTACTGGGTGTGAGGATCGCCTGTTGTGAGACCGGTAAGCGAGTTGTGTGCGTGGTTGTGGCTGGTATCCGACTTGTTGCCCAGAGCCGCGTCTACCCCGATAAAGTGCCCACCAATCGTGCTCGAATCCGGCGTGTAGTTGGTGGGGCTAGCGGCGTAGGCGAGGTTGCCGCCGTCGAGTGCGTCTCCACCGCCGTCTTCGTGAGTGGAGGCGTGGGCGTTCGGATCGCGCGGGTCGCCTGAATCGTCGAGCGTTGCGTCAGTAACGATTGCGTTCAGTTCGGCAAGCGTGGAGAAGGAGGTGCCGGCAGGCAGATTGCCGATCTCGGTGTACTTCTTGCTGTCGCCGTCTTCGCTGTCCTCGATCAGCACCTTGTCGGCGCTGACTGGCGCTGCCTTCTCGGCGATTGCGGCGATTTCGCCAGCTACGTTGTCGTGGATGGCGTCGGTGTCCGATCCCGCACCGCCGCCGACCGTGATCCAAGACGACCCGTCCCAGATCGACAGCACCCCCGTGTCGGTAGCGAAGTAGGTGTCGAAGACGATCGTACTCGACGCAGGTCTAGCTGCGGCTAGCCCGTAGTTTTTCCACAGCGTTGACGCGACGATATCGATCAGTGCCTGACCAACGCGCGCGGCCGTGTTCGCGCCAGCGCTGGTCTCATCATGGATAACGTCGGCAGCTGCGTCCGCTGTTGGTCGTGATACTTCAGCCATCTGTTACTCGAACTCCACACTGAACGTGTCGTCGAACACGCCAAGGTCTTGCGTGTATGTGATCATCGTAACGAGCCATTGTTGCTGCGGGGACAGCTTCAGGATAAGTCGCTCAAACCGTGCACGCTGAGACTCGTTAAGCGTCGCGTCGTCCCCAAACGTTTCGGCGCCGAAGTAGAGAAAGTACGGCCACGTATCTGGGTCCTCAGGAATCGGTGGCGGCGCCACATCTCTCAGAGTCTTGTTGACGAGGTACCGCGGATCGTTCGCAAGGAAACGGTTGCACTGTGGCTGGTTGTAAGCGGTCCCGAATTCATCCGCTCCGTATGGGGAACACTGTGGCTGATCGGGTAGCGCGTCTCCCGCCGCAAATGGCGGTCCCGACGTGTAGCCAGTACATTGGTAGGTGCCAACGGTTGGAATGTCTGTGTAGTCTCTTGGGTCGCGTGCAGTGACCGGCGATAGCGACGACCACCACTCGTGCACGTATATATTTGTGAACCCAGCAGCATCCAGGACGCTCTTGATGTACGCGGGCGACTGCCCGCCCGTGGCTGCCCATTCACCCGCGAGCGCTAGCTGGCGCGTAGCAATATCGCCGTAGTCCTCAATGCCAAACTGACGCTCCCACTCTGCAAGCTCTCTGGTTGTGGATGGGAATGCATCTTCCCAGATCTGATCGAGGTACAGGCGGATGGTCGCGGGCTGGAGCGCCAAGCCAGAAATGAACCGCCGCAGTGTCTTGTCGACGGTGACACGCCAAGCTTTCGAGCGTGGGAGCAGATGTGTAATAGCACGGAAAAACAGCATGTTTTTGGTTTGAACAGGGGTTCAGCTTGACTTGCTTGTAAAGCGCAGCCGATCTTGGAGAGATTATGGGAATTGAAAGATCAAGACTCCCGCGGTGGCTCAAGCTGCTTGGGATGGGTCTTGTTGGATTGTTCGCGTTAATGAGCACGCTCATCGTGATTGCTGCAATTGTCGCCAGCGTAACACCCGCCGAGCCTCCGCCTCAGACACTGGCAAGTGCCCGCCCCGCGATAGTGTCGGCGAGTCCCGTCCGGCTCAGTCCCGCACATAAGCAGGAGATGAACCCCTCATCCACTGCGACAAAGCCAGACGGAAACGGCAACGAAGCTCCGCCGCGCTGTGTGATTCAGATCCCCAGGTCGCCCAAAATGGCAGTCCCGGCATTGCCTACCGAAGCGGGGCTAGATGAGTATTCAATCGCTGCATCTGAAGACGCTTCAGACCGTGACATGACACTGCTGCTCGTAGCCAACCGTGGCAAAGTTATCGACCCTGGAACACGATGCTCGTACATTGACGTGGGGCTAACTCGCTCCCATGTCAAAATGGTGGATGGAACTTTTGAGGGACAGAAGTTTTGGTTCCCAACCGAATGGACCCGGGGTGGCAAATGAAAGCTCTTGAGAACTCTACGCTCGCGCTGCTCCTATTGTTCGGCTGTGGAAGCGAAGGGTCGCCACCCGTAGCGGGCAGCACAATTGATGGCACTGTCGCCGGCAACACTTCTGCGCGCTCTGCTGGAGGCGCATCAGCGGATACCGTGTCTACCGATGCGGTCACCGTGGCGTCCGTGGGTGGCACCGGACCAGAACTGACGACCGACTCCACCAGCGGGAGCAGAGACACGACGTCGTCCAACTCGACAGATACAGCATCGGCGTCCACCGAAACAGCGTCCGGCGGCACCAGCGGCGCGACATCAGCAGTTGCGACATCGGCAGGCGGCGGATCAACCGGCAGGGCCGACACGGTCAACACGGTTTCCGTAGGTGGCTCCGGAGGATCCGGCGGGACCGCGACATCATCGCAGTCGGCAACAACTACTGGCGCAGGTGGCGAGGGCGGTGCCCCAATTGAAGATTGTGAGTGCGATTCTGGACCATGCTGTGACGGGTGCGCCTATCTGCCATTTGGCACTGTGTGCGCCATTCACCAACCGTATTACGCCTTTTGCTATGAGAGCAGCATATCCATCGACTACCAATATGTTTTCTGCTCTGGCGAGTCGCCAGATTGCGACGGACATACGCATCACACTCGCAATACATTCGGCTCCTGCCCGTCCGGAGAAATGTGCGTACCCGACAGCGCCCTAGGCGCTCACTGCGAATGACTCCGCTATCCGACTCTCACAATGCTCAGCCGGTTGTTGTCGCCACCAGAAAACGCCATGTCCCCAGATGAGTTAGCGCGAACCCTGATCGGCTCGGTCGGCGGGTCCGAAATATCGAAGACCGCTGATCCTGCTACGCCTACCCCTTGTGCTGGGTCGGCGTTGAACCGCATTGATTCAGCAAAGAACATTCTCACCCCTCCCATGTACGCCCCCAGGAGCAGCCTGATTGGGTCCACGACGGATGTCGTCGTGACCCGCGCAACAATCGACACCAGGTAGCGACCAGCTTCGGTGACCGTTACCGTGCCCCCTCCACTCAGAACAATGTCAGCGTCCGCGAAATCCTCAGCAAGCGCGACAATGTCATTGTCGCTGTAGCCGCTTCCCGACATGACATAGCGCGCCGATCCAGCGGTAACCTTTGGGGCTGCTGCTGCAACAGCTTCTGTCTCGGCTAACGATGTTGCAATGGATTTGATTGCATCCAGATATTGCGAGACGCCAGCGGTGTCCGGGGTGCCGCTTGGTGACACTTGCACAGCGTCTAGCAGAGCCTGCTGAAAACCCCATATATCGTTGACTACCTGCGCCTCCAAAGGAGTGCCGCTACCGTCCCCTGCGACTGTCACATTGCGAGCTTTGCCGCGCGGGTAATCCGGGTCTCCAATGATCACCTGTCCTGGGTAAAGTGCGGAGGGGTCGATTGCCATGTTTTCCTCAGATGTAGAGCGGGTCGCCGTCCAACTTGGTTTTTTCGCCGGGCTCCAAAGTTGCGGCCGAACCAGGTACCGGCGTGCCACCAACTGTTAGCTCAACATCAAGCACGGTGCCGGCAGCTGCGCTAACGATGTTGTCTACTATGCCAGCGATGGCGGCTCGCGTTACGCGGTCCCTCCTGGGCAGCACCGACAGTCCTACGATGTAGGGCTCGCGCGAAAGAAAGTACTCGGAGAGCCCAGCTTTTAGCGCTTCCTTAGTTCCGGCAGCGTCTTCCGGCACATCGAAACCTGTAATGGTCACCCCGTATGCCGTGCGCAATATTGGGTAGTAATTCACCAGTGCGTTGGCTGGGCGCCGCGTGGGGATGCCGCCGACATCAAGATCGACAACGGCCTTCACTGCTGCGAGTTCACCCGTCGGGACTGGCCCCGGGGTACCAGTCGCGACGCCATCGGGGGACACGGAACTCTCCACATACAAGTCCACCTGCCCCGGGCTATCGCTCGTGTACGGGTACACGCTCGCGATGCCCGCTGCCTCTTCGCCCCACTGCTGGTAGTCCGCATAGGCACCGCCCTGGGGTCGCTTCTGGAACTTCTGCACGATGCGGGCCCGGTATTGGGCTTCAGTCTCACCGTCCTCGCCATTTACAACTTGAGCCGTGACCGTGGCCACGCGCGAGACATTTGGTAGCGGACTCGAGAACTCCAGCTCATCACCGACGAGCAGGTTGCCAATCTCGCCAGCGCCGCCGTTGCCGCTTGGGTCAGCGACAGCCCGCACATCCACCGTCTTGGTGGCGGCATCGAGCGTCACCGGGGCGAGCGTGAAGTAGGTGACCTGAGTGCTCGGATTCACCAGCAGTGACTGCGCCGGCAGCGTATCTGTTTGGTTGGTGACCGTGATCTGAATCGTAAACTCGCCGCGCGTCGCTGGCTCCGGGTCACCGACTCCGATAAGGCGACCCCACTCGACCAGCGGAGTGACAACCTTTCCGTTGATGGTCGTAGGACGGAACGACGCGTGAGCGACGAATAGGTTCAAAAAGATTGTGCCGCCGTACTTGTACAGCAGCATAAACACGCCCGCGAGCGCGGCGGCGAGCACGCGCGTGAACGCCTTGGGCAGCAGCGGAATGGTCGTCGACAGCTCCGCCTCTACCTGAGAGACGATCTGATTGCGCACATCGACTGTTGTTGGAACTGCTAATGCCATGCGTTACGTGCCCCAGGGGATGGGCGGGAACTGAAACGGAATCACTCGACCGTCGACCTCGGCAAACACATCGAGCTGCACTGTTCTGAGCGCAGGCATGCGCGCGCGCGCGGCCACGAACGTCGCTACACCGGTCTCGGTCGCCCACGCTAAGTCTTGGTTCGCCGCCTCTTCCAGCTTGCGAAGGTTGGCTGTCGTGGCTGGCATCGAGCGAATAACGGACTGCGTGCGGCTGCGGTAACGTCGCGTTGGCTCGCCTTCGATCAGATTGCCCCACCACTGTTTAGTGAGCGTGGCATCGCTGCCATCGTCGTCATCGTTGCCGCCGAAAAGCGAGAGGTAGAACGCGCTCGAAAGGCCGTCGTCGGTGACGAGCTGACCATTCGAAAGGCGAATGTCGCCGTCGTCTTGGGACTGAAAGATTTGAACGTCGGTCACCAGAGAACCAGCACGCGCGTCACGGTGGTCGACGCTCGGATAGCGAAGATGCCCAGCGTGAGCGGGATGTTTTTCGATTCAAGCAAGTTGCCGGAATAGGTCTCATCGCCGTACTTTGTGGACAGCGTGAGCGCACCGGAGCCGGCTTCCAGGACCCACAATTGGCGAGCGCTCTTGCCGCTTGGCCCGGCTGCGACAAGGTCGATGTCCTCTGCAAAAGACGCGTACTCCTTTGCGAAGATTCCGACGTATTCGTCTGTGTTGATCTGATCTTCGTCTGCCATTTTAGCTCCAAGGCACCGGCGCTCCACCACCTGACGGCGTCGCGGTACCCGTGCGTGCCCACGTGTCTATTGCCGTCGCGTACTTCTGCGCCGCGGCAGCGTGCGTCTCCGGAAACGGAGGCGCGAATAGTGTCGCGAACCCCACCGGGGAGGGCGGCGGGGTCGCGACGAACGCAGGCGCCATTCCGGTGCCTACGGTTGTCGCAAAAGCCTGGAACGCTGCATCCATTGGTGACGCGGCATCCTCGGTGCCGAACGCGCTTGCCAGAGCGCCTGCTAGCGTCGCCTGGGCCGCGCTGACCGTCGTGGATGCCGGGACTACCCCGGAGGCGTAAGCGCCCACGGCGTCCGCCCAGGCTTGCCCGCACTCGGCCACAGTGGCCGGCGGGGAGGCGAACAGGGATTCAAGGTCTGATTGGAGACCGGGTGCACTCAGAGGCATTAGGCGCTAGGCGTTGGCGGACCCGTCGGTCCGGTGGCTGAGGGGTGAACATGCAGGTCGAGCGACACACCGAGAGCCGTCTGGACGTCGCCAGTAATCGTGATAGTGGCGCCGTTGATCTCGCAGCTCCCGTCTGGGTTCATCTTGCCGGAGCCAGCGGCGTTCGAGAATTCGATCGTGCCGTCGCCCTGCAGGTGGACCTCGGCAACGATGACACCGGCCGGGTTGCGCGCGTAGAACCGGAACTCGCCAGGCTCTGCCGTGGCGTCATTCTGGGTGTCCTGATAGCCGCTGACTTGTTGGGCACCGGTACCGGTCGAGTCTTCAATTGCAGCCGTGTCGCCCGGCAGCGGAGGCGCATCGACGCCGGCCGAGTCGTAGTGACCAGCGGTGAAGATTTCGCCGCCGCCGACGTCAACCTTGGTCTCTGGTCCGCTTTCGGTCACCTCGTAGTCGAGGACTTCGCCTAGGCGTCCCATTAGAGCGCCCCCAAAACTTCGTCCTCGATCGACAGCCCGCCGATGCCGAGCGATAGACCCTCGTCCCAAGGAAGACTCTCGGGGCTTTCACCCGAAAACGCGCCAGGCATGACCAGGTTAAGCGATGCCGTCTGCGAGTCCGCGGATGCCTTCAGCTTCACGTGGCGGATGAGGAACTCATACGGCTCGTAGATCATCATGTCCGGGCAATGCAGCTCGATCGTGGTGTTGGGTCGAAACAGGTTGCCTTTCGGATCTCTCCACGTCGGCAAATCCTCGACGTCCACCGCCGCCATATTTGCGAACATTCTGCCTAGCTTTGCCCTGACCGCGTTGGGCGCGTCGCCGGGCTCTGTGTCTTGGAGCTTGAACGCCATCGGCCTGAGCACGTTGGTCAGCCACGGATTGCGCTCGCGAAACTTGCTGCCCTTTTTCTTGCGCGTCCGCGGACAGAACCCGGTCATCTCGCTGAAGTAATCCTGCGAACTGAAAGCAGCCTTCACCGTTCCTGCCGGGCGATTCTCGAGTCGCGCAACGGGGCTGCCAGTGGTGACCGATCGCCAGCACAACAGGGCACCTGCCTCGGTACTGGAAAGCACGAAGTTCCTCTGTTTTGCCAGCTCGATCAAAAACGAGAGCGGCTTCTTGTCGACTTCGAGAGCCTCCTTTTTGAAAGCCGCTCCCGTGTCAATGCGCACATCAGAGTCTAGTTCGAACGGACCAAGCAGCGTGCTCATGATCTGCACGAAGGTCTGCTTGTTGAACTCGAGCGGCACCGAGTCGCCTGGCATCGTGCAGTCGCCCAGCACGCCAGGGAGTGAGTAGCCAGCGATTGCTACCGTGCTGCCGTCAGCGTTGCTCTCTGGCGCGATGTCTACCACCGTGCCGGTGAACAACGGCTCGCCGCCCAGATGCACCTCAAGAGACTTGTATTTGAAGGGGCGGAATATCTCCCGCAGATCGTGCCGGCTCGAGTCCCACGGCGCCTGAAGTTCGACGGTGGAGATTGTATCGAGCGAAAGCGTGACCTTCACCTCGGTCCAATATCGAAGCTCCTGGTCATCAATGATGACCGTGACCTCGTCCGGATCCTTCGGCTTGAGCAGAGACAACATGCTTCACGCGTCCGGGTAGTAGACGATGAGCTTTTTGCGTGGCAGCTCCAGCACCTCGTCCCCGGTCAAGTTGTTCGTCTGGATCATGAAGTCCAGTCGCTCATCAACCTGCCCGTAAAGCTCCGCGCACAGATCGACAATCGTACGCGGACGGTCGAGCACGATCTGACGCTCTGGAATGAGCGTGAACGAGATGTCGATAAGTCGACCTGCGGCCAGCGCCACTGCAGACTGCAGCTGCTGGAAGCTGTCGCCTTGGTCGACCTGGAAGGCTCCGATTTCGGCAGCGCCCTCTAGCGCCTCGAACCCACCGTCACGCCACGCCACGAGCGCCGCCATCTGCGCAAGCACCTGCTCCGCCGCTGCGATCGCCTGAGGGCGCGTTTCATACTGGGTCTCTAGCGTCGTCGCAACAGAGCTCGCTACCGCGCTGGACGCGAACAAGTCGGCCACGTGCCAATCGTTAGCTATCTGCGTCGTGCGCACCGCTAGTGCAGTGCCAGCCGCCAACGCTTCACCTGGTGTGCCCGCCGCTGACTCGAAGATACTGTTCGCTAGATTACGGTAAGCATCAAGACGAGAAAGGATGCCGTCTATCGCGCGCGCAGGTGCGCGCACGAGGTTGACGCATTGGCGCGCGAGCAAAAGCGGCTGCCCGACAAGCACGTCCAAGCCGAAGTTGATCGTGCTCTGGATGTCCGCGAACTCCCGCCGGACGCTAGCGACAGAGTCGCTGGCTTGCTTCAGAGCGGCGCTGGTTTCGCGCAGAAACTTTTTGATCGCGCTCTTCATGTTGGCGCGCTCAATGGCGCCAGCAAGGCTCGTGCTGTCAGAAAACTGTTGTGCCGCTGCGACGTCGAACCCGAGTATCGATGCTTGAATCTCGCTGCGCGGGTCGCCGAGAGCTGACGGGTAGACCGCCCCCAGCGTCGTCAGAAACGTGACTTCAACGATCGACTGATTCGCCTCTTCCTTCAGATCGTCGCGTCGAGTGACGGTTCCGAACGGCACAACGTCTGGAATCGTGCCGTAGAGCGGATGCTCAAGCTTGCCGATGCCCGGCTCCAGTAGCGCCGCTTCGAACGCGCTGGCCTCCAGGTCACAGTTCTTTCCGTTGAAGTAACAGCGCAGTGGATATCGCCGCTCGCTGTATCCCTTCTGTTGCACATACGCACCGTTCACCCCGGGGAAGGTGAAGACGGTGCCGCGCTTGTCGAAGTTGCGGGAAACGCTCTCCCACTGAAACAGAATACGCGTGCCAGTGGGCGAGATATAGGCGCCCTCCTCTATGCGGTCTTCCCACGATGCACCGAACAGATCGAGCAGACCGGCAATGCCGGGCGGGACGAAGCCTGCCATTAGAGCCCCCCACTGGGCGGCACGTGGATACGCCCACTACGGGGCTGTTTGTCGACAGACACCACGCCAGGCGGAGCGTTGACGTTGAGTTCGCCGAACCAGTCGCCGCCGCCCGCTCCGCTCCCAGCGAGTTCCTCTGCCATTTGTCGTGACCCGCGCTCTTGCGGGCCAACCGGAGCCGGCTCTGTCCTACTCGCCAATGCCTGACGCTCCTTCGAGCGTTTGATCGCTTGCTCGTTTTGGAATGCGTCAACGGCTTCAAATGGGTCGAACGTGCCGCGCTTCCACATTTCGCCGATGGTACCGGTAACGCCGAGACCCTCGGTTTCCGACGCTAGCTTGTTCGCTTGATCCATCGCCAGCATGACCGCGCCAACTGCAGCTGCAGCAGCTCCCGCGCTGACAGCTAGCGCTTTCATTGCCGCGGCTCCTGCAGTGGTTGCTGCGGTACCGGCTACTGTGGCGGCCGTTGCCCTGCCTCTGGCAATCGCGTAGATGTTGGTTGCAGCTGTGCCCAGTCCAGTAGCCGTGTTAAGCGCGATCTGTGCGACCTTGCGCGCCACCGTTGCCACGGTGTCAGCAATCGTCTTGACCGTGCTTCCAGACGTCGCGAACGAATATGCCGCAACCAAAGCGGCTCCGGCTTTTGATACCAGGTTGAACGCCGTGTGCGCCGCGTTTCGCGCCCAGGTTGCCACGGTGTTCGCGCCGCTGGCCGCAGTCGACGCAATGGTTGTTGCGGTGACCCGCGATGTTGCCAATTGCGCCAGGGCTAGAGCAGCATTCATAACCTTGGTAGCGGCCACCTTTGCCCACGTTGCGACCGTGGACGCGACCACAACTGCAGTATTGGCGATGACCGCTGCCGTACGTGCAACAATTTGGCTGGTAAATATGCGCCCCACCACCGCTGCGGCCTTGGTGGCTATCTCGAACGCAGCGACCGCAACGCTGGCCACCTTTACTGCAGCCGCGAAAGTGTAGAACACGGCAAGCCCGACACCGATCCGCTTTGCCCACTTGGCGATCTCTGGCAGCTTCTTCTTGGTGTCGTTCACAAAGTCGACGAACTTTGACGTAATGAGCTGTTCATTCTCTCCTACCCACTTCGTCATGCCCTGCACCAGACCACGCAGTGGAGCGCCCTGGGTCTCGAACAGCTTCACCTTCACGGCATCGACAGCGGACCCTAGCAACGTCATGTCGCCCTTGAAGTTGTCCATTTTCAGGGCCGCCATCTTCTTAGCTGCTCCCTCGGCGTTCTGAAGCTGATCGGTAAGCGTCGTAAGTTTTCCGCTCTCAAACAGATCCTTCAGGTTCGCTGCTGCCTTCTGCCCGCGAAGCCCAACGAGGTCCGCCAAAAATGCTACTTGATCGAAGTTGCCGCCGGCCTTGTTGGACGCAATTGAGATCTGCTCAATCACTTTCTGCAGCGGCAGCATATTGCCCTTAGCATCCTTGAACGACACCCCGAACTTTTTCATTTGTGCGGCGACCGCTGCCGGTGGCTTGGCAAGCTTCGTCAGCATCGTGTTCATGGCGGAACCGGCGACGCTCGCATCTAGGCCAACGTCCTGGAGCGCAGCGACGCCAGCCACGGCGCTCTCCAGTGGCACGCCTAGCTGCCGCGCCGTCGACGCAACATTGCGCATCGACTCGCCAAGGCTACCGATCGAGCTATTCGTCTTCGAGCTTGCCAGAGCAAGAACGTCGGCGACGCGTGTTGCCTCGCTTGTCTCCAGCCCCATGCCTTTGAGCACATTGGAAACGTGGTCCGCAACCTCTGCCATCTCCAATCCGGAAGCCGCCGCGGCGTCCAACACGCCGGAGACACCACTCAAGATCTCTTCGTTCTTGAATCCAGCGCGCGCCATGATTTCCATGGCGTTCGCTGCTTCACTCGCCGTGAACTTGGTGGTTGCGCCAAGCTCTTTTGCCTTGTTTTCCAGACTTGATATCTGGTCGCGCGTCTGGAGCCCAACGGCGCCAACGGCGGTGATCGCTTCTTCGAAGTCAGCCCCGGCATCGATGACACTCTTCGCAACAACTCCGCCAGCAGCGGCTGCGGCTGCAGCGCCAACGGCAACGCGCTTGAAAGCGTTGTGCATCGCACCGGCGGCAGCGTCGGCTTTGCGTAGCCCGGATCGCAAGCCACGAGCGAAGCGCTTAAAGCGCCCCTCCATGCTGGCAACCGTGCGATTGAACTTCGCAGCGTTCGCGGTAAACCGTGCTTCGAGCGAAAATCTGGACATGAGCTAGCGGCGTCGGCGCCCCAAATGACGATAGGGCCGAAGCGAATTGTTCGCCTCGGCCCTCTGGTAGTGCTTTTTCAATGTCTTCCGCAGTCCGTTGTAGAAGAAGCGAATATCGCTCACCGTCAACGTGCGTGGATCCGGCAGCCCCGGGTAGTCCATGCAAATCTGCAGGAGCATGTCACGGTGCACATTTGCGGCCGTGTTTAAGCTGCGCTTTGCGGCGCCCGTTCCTTCGCTTGGCAGTCGCACGTCGTGTCCGCCTTGAATAAGCGTGTCGACTGTTAGTCCAAAAAAAGGTTAGCCAGCGCCAGGCATAGGTTGAAGTCGCGCATGCGCAGCCTAGAGATTTCTCCGCCCATAAGACGGGTCATCGAGTGCGCGACAGCCACTGTTTTGCTGATGTCACCTTCGAACTTGTCGGCCGCCATAAAGTCCGCGCCAGTCGCCTCGTGGAACGTGATCGCCGTCACCCCTTTTGGCGGATTCTCCGGGGTAAACGTCGGCGTTCCGTCGTCGGCAATAACGAGCGTACCTGCCACAATAGCGTCGACAGCCTTCTTCCTGCGATCAGCAAACTGCTTCTTGTCGGCTACCGACATCTTGCTTTCGTCAATGTCAACGCGCCGAGCCGCGCACATGCGCTCGAACTCTGCCAGCGCCACTTCGGGCGCGACTCTCTCATCAGCCATAGTTCCTCCCTGTGGCTTTGGGTGTTATGGGTTACTGCTGCTCCAGCCCGCCTGGTCCGGAGAGACTCAGGGAAGCGGTAGTGTTTTGCGTGCTACGCTGGACCTCAGCGGAGACCGTTCCGCGCGCTTGCCAGGTGACCCCGGACGCCATCGTGATTTCGATCGGGACCCAGTCCTTTTCGGCTGAGATTTCCTGAAGAAATTCCTGGTCCGCGCGGTTGTCGTCGATCTCGACGGACAGCCCGTCAATCATCCACGGCACGCGCGTCAAAATCTTGCGCGCAGTGCCGTCACCGTTGGCTTGCACCTCGGCCTCGAAACCGCCGGTTTTGGTGTTTGCGTCCGCGTCCGCAGCCACGGGGAAGAGTCGCCCGCGGATGCCAATCGATTCGATCGACCCACCGATTGCAGTCATGTGCCGTTACCTTTTCCTGTGCAGAAGGCGCACGTCTCCCGGCCCGCTCGCGCAGCTAGGCGCTCGGGCTAGTTACGTGAGCGAGTGATGAGTTAGGCGGCTTGTGCCTGCCCGGTGAAGAAACTCCAGAACAGAGTGACGCTCTTGATCTTGGTGTTGCCCGAGATGAACACGGGAACTTCCAGATCGAGGCGCTTCGGGTTCTGACTGTTGATGCCAGCCGTGATCAGCTTTTTGCTCGCCTTGGTGTTGACCAAGATGGCAAACAGTCCGAGCTGGTCAACGATGCCCGCCGCCGCGCTTTTCGCGCTCTTTGGCTTGCGAGCATTCGGGTTGACCGTGGGTTGATCGTCTGGAATCAACGGAGCACGCGCCCAGCCGGCAGAGGTGAACTCGAGCTCCAGGTTATAGAGCGTGTTCCAAATCTTCATCAGGTCGACCACGTCGCGATAGGGCGGCGGGTTCTCACCGGTGGGGTGATAGAACGTGACCACATCCTCAATGCGCACGACGTTGTCAACGACCTGACTCGTGCTGGAGCCGCCCTTGATGGCTTGATCGCGAGTCGCCCAGCTCCACTGCTCGCCGTCTTCTCCCGGGAGAATACCCGGCGCCTGCAAGCCAACGTAGTCGGTGGGCGGGTTGTTGTTGGCGATGGGCGCCATTTGAGCGACCATCTCCGCGGCAATCACAAAGGGCAGCGTGGGCGAACCGGGCGCCACCAGTTGCGAGTTGATGCGGTCTGTTTTGCGGGCATCTGGCACCGTGATAGCAGTAGCGACATCCGTTTCCGCGTCGCCGTTGAAGACCACGAGCGGGCGCCGCACGAGCTGATCCCAGCGAGCCTCGCCCCACACCTGGAACTTGCCCAGCGTCACCGTGTCCGTAGACTCCATGGCGTTGATAGCCATTGTGATCCAGCGGTTGCCGACCTTCGCCAGAGCATCGTCAACGTCCGGATTGTTAGTGCCGCCAGTGGGCTGAGTGAGCGCGAACACGACGCCAACATCCTCGTCCGGGATGACCTCGACAACGATACCGTCTGCGCTCGCGCCCTCCCACTTGGAGGTCAGCGTCATGTCGGTGGTGTTGTCTGCTGCAATCACCGGCATCAGCTCCACCGCGTTGACCGCGGCAATCATGTCCGTGATCACAGTCGCTGGAACGACCACGCCAGACGCCACGTTGAACGGCTCAGAGAGCACGCCGCCGATGCGCAGGCGATAGCTGGAGGTCTTAGTGGCGGTCCCCGATGGGGTCACGTCGCCGACTGAAGGGGTGCCAGACGCGTCATCCGAAAGTGGGTAAACCCACACAGGGATGGATCCCACGCGCGGCTTGAGTTTCCGAACGATGTGATGGATCGGGCTGCCCGCGCCGTACTTGGCGCCGGCATCATCGCCGCTAGTCGCCTGCCACGCGTCCTCGCTGTAGGTAGCCGCCGATGCCCCTTGTGCAAAGACAGCGATTTGCTGCGGCAAGAACTGCGCGGTCGCTCCGCGCAAGTCCAAATACTGCACGTCGATGCCGGTCACACTGGCGACGGCGGATGCGTCAATAGCCATGCTACTGGTTTCCCTTCGATTGATTTTCCCCGCGCGCGGGCGGGCCCGTGGCTACGGGGTAACTGTCGAGTTGTTCGTGACTGCGAACTGGTGCAGGCTGGCTACGGGGTTACCGTCCGCGCCTGAGAATTTGATGGGTGCGGCGCCGGGCACGTAGTCCAGCAGCACCGTTTCGCCTTCGAGGATTGGCGTGTCGACTGTGAGCGTCACATCAGATCCCGCGACTCCCACAGCATTAACCACTGACTCTGTGCCTGTGAGCGTGTACGCGGCTGCAGCCGCAACGCTGCCCGTATCGAGCGCGTCGTAGTAGGTGAGCGTGATAGTCAGACCGTCCGCCGAAACAACGGCGCTGTCTGGTTGGAGACCAAAGCTGCCGCGCACGAATACCTCGCCGGAGTCGTCGCGCTCAATCGTGGCTGCCACGAGTTCAAGCGGCTGCCCCTCGACCTGCGGCGAGAACTCTGAGAATTCGACTGCGAACGCGATGCGGGCCGCCACGATTTTCTGAATCGGTCGCCCCTCAATTTGAGGCTGAAACATGGTGATAGAGCGCACCATGCGCCGCCAAACAATCTGGTCGCTCCCTCGGGGAAATCCCAGGTAGGTGTAGTGCGCAGCCATCAAGAAGCGACGCACAAGACGAACCGCCCGCTGGCACTCTTTCGATGCACGCAGATCTGCCGGGGTGTGCCCCTGGCTATCTCCGATGCTGACGCCGTAGCCGTAGCAGTCGACGTTATAGGTCGCGGCCAGCTTCTGGCGCGCCACAGTATTGGAGGCGCGATCGTCCGTGCTGGCGCTGTCGAAGCACACGCTCACAATCGGAGAGGCGTCTGCCGTGGGGTCGTCGGTCGTGTTCAGCCAGTCTTCCCATGGGTTGGAGCGCTCGAGAAAAACTCGCAGCTTCCACTCGTCGGGGTCTTCATTGGCAACGACGGCTAGCGATTGCTGCATCGCCGACTCCACCGCCAAGATCTCAGCAATCTTGTCCCTGACGATTTCGAAGTTGTCTTGCCCCGTCGTGAGGCTTTCGATCAGTGCCAACGCTTACGCCTGGTAGGCCTCGAGCCTGCACACCACGAGCCCGATGGCTCGGTCCGGTTGGCTCTCGATGATCTTGAACGTGTAGGGGTTCCCGTTGATGTCCGCGAACTGCACCAGCCACGGAAACCTATCCGTCTCTGCCACGTTGATAGGGATCCCGAGACCTGCCGCTGACAACGCCGCAATGCGGATTGCTACGGAAGCTGTCCGACCGCTAACGGCCTGACCCGTCTCGGGGTCAATGGAGTAGGCAACGTCCGTGGAGAGGCCCGTCAGGTCCGCGCTGGTGCCAGCCGGGTCAGTGATCGTGATGGCCCAACCGAAGCCGTCCAAGTCCTCCACGATAGTCGCGAGGTCCTGGGCGGCTTGCTCGCGCAGGCTCATCGCTTGACGACGTACCCGCTCTTGACGAGGTGATCGATCTGCGCCTGCCCGTTCGCCACGTCGGACGCCTTGATCTCCTCACCCGGGCCGAGGACGCCGCGACGACATGTCAGCGACCTGCCCTTAGCGACCACGTAGGGCGCTTTGGGTTTTACGCCCTTGGGTTGCACCTTTGGCGGTGGCCCACCCTTGGAACCATCACTGGCGCCGTCTATGGGCGGGCGCGGAGACTTTTCCGGAGGAGGCGGGGGAGCCGCGGCTGCGGGCGCCGGAGAGGGCTTCAACTCCTCGCCGGGCTGGAGCTCGCCAGCAACGATACCGGGCGCCGGAGAGGACTTTGCAGCTGCCGATCGGCGCTTCTCCAGGTTCGCCACGAGCTCCGTCAGGGCCTGGTTGTTCAGGCCCTTGGTGTCGACCGAGAGACCGAGCTCTTTTCCAAGAGCGTCGGCCTGCTCGCTCAGTTCGCGATTGCTAGCCATATTACGCCGTCACATCCAAGCGAGCGAAGGTGTCGATCGCGGTGGGGATGGTCAGCGGGCGCGTGCCAGCCGACACCATTAGATGCTCACCGTCCGGGGTGAACCATGCGTTAGTAGTGAGATCGAGTCCTCGATCTCCGCTCGACATGCGCGCCGGCAGGAACGGCAGGGCCCGCGACTCGGGTCCGGTGATCCGGGGAATCGAGCCGAAGCTCAGGTCGAGACGCCCGGTCTCGCTCGTCATGATGACGTTGTCCGTGCTGATGTACGGAGTGGGCGTGCCGGTCTGTGGATCGTTGTACCAACCGTCGTACATCCACAGGCGGTACTCGTAGTGGTCGATCCAGATGTTGCCGCGGTAGCTCGCGCCTTGGCCGCGCGCCTCTGGGCGAATCTGCCCAATCTCCATGCGTCGATTGTCGAGCAGCGCCAGCACCTTTTCGTTGGCGGTGAACCGCTGCCATGCCGACTTTCCGAAATCGAGGTCGGTCGGCACGTGCTTGCCGTCGCGCCGCACAACGTCACCCAGTGCCGACAGGTCAGCGAGCGGGTCACCGCTCGTTCCGTCGAGCGCCCAGGTCGTTGATACCGTCGCCATGTGCGTGGCCTTCGCCTGAAAATCCAGGGTGTAGAGCGTCACGCCCGCGTCGTCGATCAGCGTCAGGGTGCCAGTCTGCAGCACCTGCGACGCCATGAGCTCGATCGATCGACGAATCTTACGCTCCAGCTTTCGGAAGACACGAAAGGCATCCTCACCAGCTGCGGCACCGAAATTCGGATCCTGAAACGGGTCAACTCCAGGGCGACGCTTGATCATGTCATACGCATGAATCGCGCCCTGTTCCTTGAAGATCGGCGGCACAAAGGACTTGTTCGTGTAGAGCGTGCTCTCGTTCATGCGCGCCCCTGCGGTCAGGTCTTGCACCACGATCGCAACGTCTTCGTCGTCGCGCATGATGTCGATTTCCACCTTTTCCGAGTCGTGGAAATTGCGCGGAGGGCTCCGGAAACGCCCGGCAAGATGCAGCGGCGCCTGGGCTTCCTCCATGTACATCTCGATCATTCGGGTCGTACTGGTGTCGGACATTGTCTTTTCCTTCGTGTTTTCTTGAAGACAGAGGACGCACCTCTGCGCCCCCGCGGGCCGCGCATGCGCGAGCAGGGAATTTGTGATGCCCTAGTGTGGGCGGTTGATTAGTACAGCGTCGTCTCCGTTGCCGGGAACGCTGAGGGGTTACTGGTTGTCGAGTTGGGCGAGTTGCTGAACTGACGTCGGAACAATCCCGAAGTCGCGCAGCTGGTCGCGAACCACGGCGTCCACGTTGGAGTTGTCGCCGTCCGCATGAATGATGAGACGATCGCGATTGACCTCGCCCTCGCACAGAACGCGGACGCCCCATTTCGAAACGCTCTGAGTCACGAGAATGGTGAACTCGTCGCCGGTGTCGAAATCCTCATCACCGTCGGTGATAACCAGGCGCAAGCCGCCACCGGTGAACACCGTTTCTCCGCCAGCCGCTGCATCCATGACGACCGAATCGCTGACCTCGGTGCCCTCTGGATCGGTGAGCGTGAACGTGCCGCCATCCGCCTCTTCCGCCGTAGCGGTGAGCACGTATGGTCCGAGTTTCACCGTTTCCGGGTCTGCCACCGTCGCTGCAACGGTCCCGTCGCCGGTGTTGCCACCGTCTGCCGTGACCGCAACGTCCAGCTGTCTGGCGCTCGTCACGTCGTACGTCAGCACGTACTTGGGGATTTCGAAGTCGTCGGATCCGTCTGGATCGAACGGCGCGACGTGCGCCGTAGTCTCGTCGCCGGTACCTTCGAGAGCCACAGTCAACGTGATGAAGTCGTTCTCATCGAAGTCAGTGGCGCCGTCGGTGACGGTGATTTGAAGACCGCCTAGCGTGAACACCGCAGACTGTCCCGGGTCACCTGCCTCGAGCACTAGGTCACCGACAGGGTCGGAGTTCGGATCGACGAGCGAGAACGTTCCGCCATTGGCTGCCTCCGTGGTGCACGTTAGAACGTAGTCGCCGACAATGGCATCCGGGCTGACCACGATCGCAGTAACCGTACCGTCTCCGGTGTTGCCAGCGTCCGCTGCCACCGATACGGTGGGATCCACCTCGGGCAGCTCGGTAGGGCGCGCCAGAATAGTGCCAGCCGCAACCGTGCCTTCCGACGGAAAGAACAAGCTCGCGTCGAAGAATCGACCGCCCTTGACCTCGATTGCACCGGTGTCGTTGTTAGTGACTTCCATGACGCTTAGGCCTGATTGTCCAGCTCGGCGAGCTGTTCCACGTGGGACGCGACGATGCCGTAGTCGCGCAACTGGTCGAGCACGACTTCGTCAATGTTTTCGTCGGTGCCGTCCGCATCGATGATGAGACGCTTACGGTTCACGTGCCCCTTGATGAGCACACGCGCCTTGACGTCGCCAGCGCCTGTGCGCTCGATGGCGTAGGTGAGCACGGCTTTGGGAACGCCGTTGCCGTTGGTGGACCCGCCGACGACGAACAGCACCAGCTTGTCGGTGGAGCTGTCGCGCGCCAGAATGGTGCCCGCCGCGAACACGTCGGTTCCCGCGAATGTTACGAGCTCGTCCTGCATGATCGCGCCTTCCAGCGCCACGCTGCCGAGATCGACATTCGTCGTAGTGATGTTTGCCATTTCTGATGTTCCTTGGTGTGAGTCAGCGGGACTGGCGAATTACAGCGTTTTGCCGCGTTTGGCTGCCATGAGAGCCGCAACCTCGTCGCCGAGATCCTTGCTCTCGCCACCCGATGCGGCAGCACCCTCGACTGCATCGCCGGCGGCGTCGGTCTCTTCCTGGCGCACGTTCTGATCGTGACGGTTCATCGCGGCCGACATGTATTCGGCGTGAATGTCTTCGTCGAGAACGCTGGCGCCCTCACGAATCGCCTTGAACGCCACATCGCTAGCGCCGGTGGTGTCGGCCATCTTGAGATGCGCGGTGACGCGCTTGCGCTCGGCGGTGACGCCGGCTTCGCGCCCCTCTTCGGTGCCGTCCGCGAATCCCTTGTTTTTGCCTTCTGTGAACGCAGCGGCATAAACGTCAGGGTGCTGCGCCTTGAGAGTCTGAAGATCCATGGTCTTCTGTCCTTGTGATTGGGCCGCTACAGGCGCGGCGGGTTGTGCGGGCTCGTCACCCGAATTCTGCGAGTCGGATCGGATGGCCCGATCTTGCGTAACCATTCCTTCGGCCACCATCTGGTCGTATGCCGCTTGCGCCGCTTTGGGGACGGCGCGCAGCGACGGAGGCGCCTTGTCGATCATGCCGCGTTTCTTTGCGGTAGCCGCCACGAACACTGCGCCGCGACCGAAGTTTTCGTTCACGTCAGCGGTAGTGGTGCCACGTCCGCGCGCGATGGCTTCCGCGAACAGCTCGTGCAGCGCATCGAGGTACTCTCGAATTACCGCCTTGCCCTCTTCGCTGGATGGGTCCGGGCGCTTGTCTGGGGCCTCGGTGCTGGTGATCTCAACCAGTTCTTCGTCGACTAGGTAGGTCGCTACAACGCCAACGCTGCCGAATGTCGCGGCTGGGTTCGTGGCTTCGATCTTCCCACCAAGTGACGCGATGCCATAGGCGGCGGATGCTGCCAGGTTGGCACGTACGCTCTTCGGCTTTGGGAACGCGTCGAGCGCCGCGAACGTCTCGAACAACCCATCCACCTGACCGCCAGGCGAATCGATGTAAAGCACGATGCGCTTGACGCTTGGGTCTGCTGCCGCAGTTGCGAGTCCCGCGTTGATCTGGTCGTAGGTGGTTTGCTCGTACCCGAACAGCCAGAGCCAGAAGTCCATCGACTTCGTGAGCACTCCCTTGACCGAAATCTCCGCAACGTCTCCGGCTACCTTCAGCCCACGCGGACTGTCAACCGCACCAACAGAGGCGTCAACGTGGGCCGAAAAGCGTGATAGCTGCTCGGCGCTGGCAGTGCCCGCAACCTTCAGTTTCGCGCGCAGTTCGCGCTCGAAGTTACGCTCCAGCAGCCACATGCAAAATCGCCCTTCCTTCGGTGTCGTCGTCTTCCCGGTTCACATCTTCCGGGTCTTCGTCATCATCGCCGCGGTTTTGCGGTCTACCTGGTCCGCGCCCGCTTCCAGCGTCGCCCTCGACCGGTGCTTTCTTCGCGGCTTCGAGCTCAGCGATCGGCTTGTTCGCCTCCGCGAGCTGCGTGTTTTCCAGCAGCAACTGCTCGACATTCTTCGAGTACTTCGTGCCCGTAAGTTCGCGAGCTGCGCGCCCGCGCGTCATGAAGCCTTCAGCGATCATCTCGGCGTAACCGCGAACCAACTTCGACAGGTCGACCGCCGGCTTGATGTTCCCGGCCCAATCGCATGACGTCCACGCGCCGTGGATGTCGTACTGCCTGGCGTTGCGCCAGGACTCGAGCAGCCTCGGCGCATCAATGCGCTTGTCGAGAGCCTCGCTCAAAAGCCAATCGTGATAGAGCGGTGTGCAGACAGCCCGCCCGAACCAGGTCCGCACCGGATTCAGGTACAGCTTGTATTCGTTGATCGCGGCCTGCGAAGCAGAGTAGTTCGAGCTGAACGACAGCAGCAAAATCTCGGGCGGAATGCCGTTGCCCCAAGCGATGGCTGACACAATCGCGCGTTCGAATTCGCCGAACTTTTCGTCAGTTCCGTGCGACCGAAACCCCTTTGGTTCCTCGCCGACTTGGAGTTCGTCGACCACGACACCAGGGTCGTAGTCGGCAACATTGAACCGGCGCGACTCTCCTGCGTTGTCGGTTGCAAGCTCTGTACGCAGAGCAATCCCGGCGCTCGTCAACGGACGAGAACCAGGTTTCTCCTGGGTCTTCGTGACAACGATAGCGAACAGACCGTTGATCACTGCCTTGCGCAAAGCAGCATCGCGATACCGATCGATCTCTTTGATCGACTGCATCACGAGCGAGAGCAGCGGTTGCCCACGCACCTCGTCCATGCGCTTATCAGTGCCGTAGACCAGCCAAGCCAGCTTGCGTCCAGACTTCTCGCCCCAGGCGGGGAGCCGCTTGGATTCAAAGCCGAAGCCGTCTTTGGTCTCCTGGCGAACGTGGTAAGCGACGTGGCGCCCGTTGCTGTCGAGCTCCACACCGTGGACGATCCGGTTGCCATTCGGTAGGCGACCGAGTGCTCCGCTCAGTGGCGTTTGCACGTTGGCGCCGTTGATCAGCTGGATGCGAGGCAGCTTGGTTTTTGGGTCCTGGCGCTGGACGACCAAGACATCGCCGACCACCAGGGACTCTAAGCGAATGATGGCTTGCAGCTCACCGAACGTATGCTGCTCCAGGTGGTCGCAAAGCTTTGGGTTGTTCGCCCAGAGACTGAAGCGGTTCTCGACCGTCTCGCTCCACTGGTCGAGCGCGCCTCTCTGCAGACCGAGAAGCGACTCTTCTGGCGTGGCCTCCAGGTGAAGGCCGACGTTAATCTCGTTGGTGACCATGCGGCGGATCAAGCCGCGTGCATAGAGATTGCGCTGGAACAAGTCGGCTGAGCGTGCCCGCAGCGTCCAGTAGTCCGTCCAAAGAAGGTTGGTGGCACCGAATCCGCCAGCGAACTTCTCACCGTCATGCCAAGCGTCGCGCACTGGCGCAGATCCGAGTGCTGACACTGGGATGATTGGCGCATCAGACGCAGGCTCTGGCGACCGCCGCCGCTTCGGCCGCGGACCAAAGCAGGCATCGAACAGGTCTGGTTTTTTTCTGAACAGACCCATGGTTACCAGTTCGGAACGATGCGAGTTGACGCGCCACAGAGACGCATCTCCAGCCACGCTAGTCGGTTTTCGAGCGAGTCTAGAACCAGGCGCAACGATCCGATCTGCTGCTTAGTGACAGTCTGTCGGGTTTGCCCCGTATCGAGCGAGTACTGGAGTACAGCGCCCGATGAGAGCGCGAGAATCGCATCCTCGTACGCCACAATCAGCGCCTTGGTTGATACGACGCGGGCCTCGAGCCATTCTCTGTCAATGACGCAAGACACAATGCAAAACCTTTCAGCTCACCCAGCGATGTAAGTGTTCTCCGCCTCGGCTCGATCCCAAAACGCCGTCCAGTTCACCCACTCCATATCCATTTGCGTGCGACACATCTCGTACCCGAGCATGTCGAGCGCAGCGTTGGCGTAGCAGAGCAAGTCCCACAGCTCGTTGTTGGCTCCCGATGGGCGGTGCCACTCGAAGCCGATGCGCTTACCCGTGGTCTTCTCGATCTTCTCGCGTTTGACCTCGACAGTAAGCTCACGCAGTTGCGCGTCGGTCACGTCGATCGGAGCGTTGAAGTGCCCCTGCGGCTGCAGACTTTGTCCGTCCCAGCTCCGCTTAAGCGATGCCGACCAACGGTCCTTGTACAGGTCAACCGTGATGTTGAAGGCTCGCGTGCCCATCGGCGTTGCGAACTCTGAGAACTCTGGTTGCCTCGCGGTCTTCGCCGAAATCTGGCGCCCCATGATCGGGAATACGCCAACCTCATACGCTGACGCGAACTGGTTGACCTGGTCGGTCAGGTAACCCGAGTCCACCAAGCACATCTGCAAGCGATACACCTTACCGTCATCGGCCTGGTATTCCTGCGTCGTCAGCAGAGTGCGCAGACGGCCCCAGGTGCCCGGGTCGTCCAGCTGCTGGGTATCGCCTTCGAAGCGCCAGTAATCGACAAGGAACACCCGCCGCCCGCGACACCAGCCGAACACAGCGACGGCGAGATTGTCTTTGTGGACGTCGACCGTGCAGGTCAGAAGCAGCACGTGGCTGCCGCAAAACTGCTGAGCAAACTTGTTGGGGATTTGGCCGAACTGGTAGGCGGCTCGACGGTGAGGTGACACCGATTCGAAGCGCAGCTTTTCGCCGCGGATCTCGAAGGGTTCACCGAGAACGTTGTTGTAGAAGACTTGGAGCTGCCCGTTATCACGCGGGCGATTGTGCTCGTCATCCCATGCTTGAAGCCAATGCTGAACGCAAGCGCTCCAGGTCTGCATGCCCACTGGCGAATACAGCGCGCTTAGGTGGTAACTGCGAATATCCGGGCTTGCCGGCTCCGCCGTTGGCTCCCAATGCGCCCCGTAGTCCGGGGAGAGGAACTTGACCTTGTCGTCGTTCGTGTGCGGATGGGCACACTGCTGGCAGAGGTAGCGCACCGAATCCGGAACGAGTCGACTGCCTTCGGTTTCCCAGGCGATGCCCGTGACTTGTCCGGTGTTCGGATCTGTGTGCCGCCAGCGAAGGCGCTGCGGGTATCCGCATGCCAGGCACCGGACCATGTAATAGCGCTGGTCTCCACGCCGGAACCGCTCAGCGATCTTCGACTGGCCCTTGATGAGCGGCGTCGAAAGGTCTGCAATCTTGCGGCTGCTTTCGTAGGCAGCTGTTCTGTCCGCTGACAGCTTGACGGGGTCGCCGTCTTTGCCGACCACCGTGGGCCAGCCGTCGATCTCGTCTCGCAGCAGATACTGGATCGAAATCGACCGGAGCTTGTTGGCGTTCTGCGCCCCGAACGGGACCAGGAAGCCGCCGCCAACCCACTCGATTTTCTTGTCGGTCCTGCCAGTCTTGCGGTTGTTCTTTTCGTCCGCCGACTTGATCAGGTGTTCGAGCTCCGACGATTGGAGCATCGGGAGGATGTACGAGCCGAGCCGGAGCTGGGCGAGCTCGGCGTCTGCCGTCACCAGCATCACCGGCGCCGTCTTGACGTGGTCGATGCAGTAGCCGATTGCATTCTCGAGGATGCCGACGGTGGCGCCAATCTGGACGCCTTTCATCAGCGAGACCTCACGGATCGGGCTGTCGACGCTCAGGCAGTCAACGATCTCCCGCAGGTACGGCGTTGCCTCGAACCGGTAGTAGCCCGGCATTGCCGTGACGGACGGCGGCAAGTAGCGTCGCTCTTCCGCCCACTGGCTAGGGCTCAAGTGCTGGAGCTCAACGGTCAGAGCGTCGAGCTGTTCGGCGATCCATTCGTCCTGGTCCGCCGCAAATTCCGCGTAACTCACTCGTCGTCTTCAGGTGGCGGCGTCTGCTTCTTCGGCTTCGTGGGCCGCAGGTTTCGTGTGGCTGAGTCGCGCGCCGGGCGGAGGATTGCACCCAGTGTTTCCCGGGCGAACTTCTCGCATTCCTCCAGACTTGCCCCGCTCTTGCTCAGTGCGAGCAGTCGGCTTGCAATTGTCTTCGGTGCGTCGCTCAGGATGCGCTTGTGAGACGCCTCCACGAAGCCCAGCACGTGGGTTCGCACCCTCTCGCGCTCAATTAGTTTTCCCTCGGCTACCTCGTTCGAGAGCCAGAGTTTGCGCGACTGCTCGGTCTTGTAGTGCAGGTCAACGATGTCAGCGACTTCAGTGAACGTGCTGAATCTCTCGGCAACTTGCTTGTGTGTGTAGCCGTAGAGGCCGGGAAAGAAACCGTTCTCATCCCTGGAAAGATCGCGCTGCCCGGTCTGGCGCGACGCACGATTTCCCTGGGTTTTTCCAGGGGCCGTCGGTTTGCTAGGCTCGGAATCGCCTGGTTTTGCGGAGCCCGTCGGTTCGTCGTCGGAACCGATGACGGCCATCGCCATCCAGTTCTCAACTGCCGGATGCCCACGGTCGACGCGCCCGCCGGGGAGCACAGCCTTCGCTAGGATTCCACCCGGCGCTGTTGCGCGGGTGACTTGCGATCTGTGGCAGCCGCGCTCGTTCGCAAGCGCCGTTTTTGTTACCGGTCGCGGGGCCTTTCGCCCTGCCATGTTGTGCTCAATTCTTGGGGCTTGTTGCGCAACTCAGTTGCAAAAGTCACTATTTCCAAACGCGCTGCGGTGCTACTTCTCAACTGCGAGCGCCCCACCCGGCCACACAGAACCTACTGTTTTTGCGGCATTTATGGGGTATTTATTATGTCTATTTTTATGCTGTTTCATGCGAACGTGCTGTTTTAACGAGGTTTTTGCTATGCACGAAACGCCTATAAACATGCTGTTTCGTGAGTCGATTAACGCTCTAACGAAACACACACTATGGTCTGTTTGATGCGACACTGTCAGCAATCAATAACCGAACACACCGTGACGCTTGAGCTGCTCAAGGAACGCCTTGTGGTGAATGTCAGGCATCTTACCCTCAAGAGTCTTGAGCGCTGGCCCTAGTGTTGGATGAGGCGGCACTACTACCGAGCGCCTTGAAATATCCCAAATCATCCTAATCTGTGGCTTACGCCTGCCCCCACTGATTTTGAATATCCCCTTAGAACTCTCAAGCTCTAGGAACACGAACTTGCTGCCCGTCTTCAGGGCTTGTTGGATAGCAGAGGCATTGCGCTGTCGCCTGTGCCCCTTACCTCGACCCCTTGTGGTCAGCTGTATGGCCCCCAGCTTATTGGCGCCTCGGACTAGCCTAGTACGAGGTTGCGCGCCCATCCCTTGGCCAGCAGCGACGCTAGTGGGAATCGGCATACCATGACGACCGCCACCTGAGCGACGGCCACCGAACTCTTGAGTGTCCATGAATGGCGCCTCGCTACCGAGGACAGCCGCCATGCTACGAACGTTGACTCCGCTGGCCTTCTCGATCTTGACCTGGCGCTTCGTCCAGGTGTTTCTCAAGACCAGCTCGTTGCTCATCTCGCCCAGCCAGAGCCGTCGACCTTCAAAAGCGGCCGTGTTCAGGCTGTTGCGAATTGCGTAAGGGACGGCTCGCTCCTTGAATTTCTCAAGGTCTTTTTCGAGCCTCCGAAGGTCTGTTAGGTCGATCGTGATCATTGAACCTACGCATCGGACCTACATGGTTCCGCACCGCATCGGCGGTGAGCACCCCCGTAGCCCCCTCATATATAGGGGGAAATGTTGGCACTACATGGCACTATTATGCACTAACGGTCGTGCGGATGCATGTCGCGCCATGCGCCCTTTAGAACGCCGCTCCACTGTTCGCCAGCTTCGGCTTCACCGTTGCCAGCTGTAACCCGCTTCTGTTTTAGCCGGCGCCCTCGCGGTTCGGTCGGCATGGCGTTTTCCGCGTTACAAAGCTCCCTGTAGGCCTTGATCAGGTCCTTTTCTGGAGCGTTTGAGCGCTTCAGTTCTCGAAGTTTTTCTCTGAAAGATTCCATAGATAGTCACCGCGGAAACGTCACTTGTGAGTTTCCGCATTGGATGGCCGAAACATGGGATCTCAGGTTTCCGCGCTCAAACGTCAGCCCCTGACAGCTTCGCTACCCGCTGCGCCAACTCATCCACGCTCTCAGCAATTTCTTCGTCTCGGTCGTAGAGCTCTGACAGTCGCGGCTCAACGAAACGCTGCACGTGCTGAGCTGCCCCTTCGGCGATCCGGTCGTCGATGGCCTTCATGTAGCCGCTGAAGTCGCGACGCAGCTTGTCGACCTTGCTCGGTAGCAGGTCAGGCGCGTGCCGGCGGATTGCCGTCATGGTCACCTTGAACCGCTGTCGTTGACCGCCGCCCTGTCGAATGAGGAACCTGGCACCGGCAGACCGCTCCTTGGCAATCAGCAGACGTAGCAGTCGGCGCCCCTGCGGATCGCCTTTGAAGCCAAGGCGTCGTTGCGCCTCGGGAATGGTCAGCGGTTCGCCTTCGGTAGTCATATCGGCCATCGCTTTTCCACCTCCGTGCACTCTGCGCTAACTGTCTCTCGACTTAGCAGCTCTTCGTACTCACCGTGCCGGTATGCGTCCCTGTGGTCGCCGCGATCGATTCCGTCCAAAACTTCGCGTAGGCGGCTAAGCAGGTAGTCATGATCTTCAACCCCAGAGACTCCCCAGTTGCACGGATCTGTTCGATCTACAATGTAGGCCAAGATCGCGGACCGCTCTCGGTCGATTGCGTTCTTTTTGAGCTTGAAGCAACTAAAAAGTTTGTTGAGGTCCCAGTAACAGCTCATGTCCGTGCCCCCTTATTCCAGGCTCTTCCGGCATCCTTCAGCAGACTGATCGCATCCCGCTGTGCGGCTTCCAGAAGTCGCTGGACTGATGGGTCAGCAATGGTCCTCTGGCTCGTGACTACCTGGGCAAAGAAGTCTTCTGGGCTCGACCACTTGAGATCCGAATGCCTCGCGAGTAAGCCGCCAGCCGCCTCGGTCCACCTCCACAGCGACCGGTACGAACCTGCCGGCTCATGGTAGGCCCGCAGGATATCCGAGGCCGGCCCCCACTCGCCCGATGCCCGCTTGAGACGCGTTCGGACCTTGCCCCATCTGGAAATGGCCACCTCGTCAAGAACTAGGGCAGCATCGGGCTCAATGCCTGTCTTGCTCGAACCGGTGGGTCTCACTGTCGGCTCGCCTCCGGTAACGCGCGGGCCCGGCACGATGCCGATAGCGTCACAGACAGGGCATGTGATCTTTGGCCCCTCATACTCGGGGAACAGCTGGGCGATCCGGGCCTTCGTTACTATCTCAATGCCAAGCAGCTTGAGCTTGGCTGCCGTGGCCCCCGTGGCGACTTTCAGGTTGTATTGAGCAGCCATCTTGCGCCGATAGACGACCAACTCCCGTCGATAGCTGTTGCCGTTGGCTGGAACGAATCCGGTTCCTGCTCGCCACTGTGGCCTTGATTCGCCCCCACATGTCCCACACGGCCTGAACCCGCCTGCGAACATCTTACAGCGCTCTAGCAGCGCCGAAAACGCGCCCGTTCGTATCGTGGCCACCTGCGGGTCACCAAAGTACCACTCCAAATCCCGCTGGTCTCCGGCGCTGATGGCCCATGCTGGGCGTGAAAGTCGAATCGCTAAACTTGTTTGTCCGTTTTCCACGTGATACACCTCCGGTTAATCAGGTCGGAGGCGAGGCCCTCACCGTTTATTCGGTGGGGGTTTTGCGTTTCTTGGGTCTATCTTTTTGGTCTACGACCGCTTCCGCGGCACTCATGCCGGCTCGTATCCGGCGGCCTATAAAGTGTTCATTCGCCCCACACGCTTCTGTTAGCTCCCTCATTGTAAAACCAACACCAGCAATATCGTACCTGGGCGCGCGCTCCGCATGGTAAGCCGCCGAGCACTTTCGATCGCAAAAGAACAGCTCCTGTTTCCGGCTAGCGAGACTAGCAAAGATCGACTTCTGCTTTCCGCATTGCGCACATGCGATATCTACACGTCCGCGCTTTTCCCTTACTGGCTTAGCCGCATACGCTACGGCTGCTGGGTGCGATATGTCTATGTATCTACCGTCCCATGCTTCGGCCAAAACGGTAGCAGTTGCGTTTCTTACTGTCGCCCCGCCGCACCCTCGCAAGGCGGCGAACTGCTCCGTTGTCATTTTAGTGGACTCGCCTCGCGCCACCTTCTCGCGTCGCTCCTTATCCGCAAACCATGCGCAGTATGAACATTCCGCGTCACTGGCCTTGCTTCTTCCGCACCCGTCACAAACAACCTTCCCCGCTTGCTCGATTTGATACTTGCGGCGGCACTCCTTGTGCCACCTAGCCCCATCAGACTTTGCCTCAAACGTCTCGCCGCATCCTTGGCAGGTGGCCTGATACACCTTGGGCTTCTGATGCGCCTTCGATGAGCAGTTACTGTGACAGTGCCGACCCCAGCCCCTGGCCACATCGACATCGCGCGGCCAAAACTCCACGCCGCACACCTCACAATGTCGTTTAACGCGCGGCCCGCCAGGTGTGTCCGGGCCAGGCCGCTGGATCTTGCCAGAGTAGTGTTTACCGTTTTCGAATCTAGCCATTTGAGTGAAAACCCGTAGCGATAGCTAACAGCGGGTCCATGCCTGAGCGTATACGCTCGTACACAACACGCCTAGGAAGGTCGGACGCTGCCGCGAGTTCGATCGTGGTGAACTCCTCATCCAGAATTCGCACCCTAATTAGCCTGTTGGCCGAGTCGCACTCCTTGCACCTTCCGACATTCACCGATGCCTTTGTTTTCCCGCATTCGACGCAGACCTTTCTTTGCTTCCCTGCTGACGATCTGCAGCTTGAGCATCGTCGCGGAGCCCCTCGTCGAGCTACCTCGCTGCGCTTTCTTTCCGAAATGGTTCCGCATGATGCGCAGCTGACATTTACCGTGGCCGCCTTCCCTGTCTTGCGAACATTCTGTTTCTTGGCACGGCTCAGGCTCCATCCTTTTTTCAGACGGGCATAAAAGGTGGCCGGCTTTAGGCCTTCCTCTCTCGCCATATCAGCAAGTGTCTTGCTTCGCCCCTTCAGCGCGTCCGCGCGAGACCATCCTAGCTGATTGATCCTCGTTCGAACGGTGTGGTAATTCAGCCCACGCTCCAGACACTCCTGACTGAGCGACTTCATCCCGCCTTCTTCATCGCTTCCTGAACCCAAACCTCCCCAAGCCCGCGCATGTCGGCCAGTTTGCGGAGCACTTCTAGTGTTCGCTTCTTCTGCTCATCCCTGGCCCGAATTCGCTCAAGCTCAGCCTTCTGCTCAGCAAGCTCGCGCTCGGTAGCCGGAAACACGTGGCCACATTCCACACACTCTTTCGCGGCAACTGGATTCATCGCCTCGCACTCGCCGCAAATCTTCACTGGCGTCGGGCCGGGCACCTTCTCGCGCCCCTCCAGCGACCACTCAACGAAGTCGTCTGGGAAGCCATGTCTCCAAGTGTTGCCAGCGTGGTCAAGCACCAGGTAGCGCTTGCCCTTCTGGTAGCGAGCGCCACGGCCACACATCTGACGCCACAGGGTTAGGCTCTTGGTGGGCCGCGCCACAATGATGCACGACACCGGTGGGCAATCGAAGCCCTCGACCAACACACCCACGTTGACGACCACCTGAACCTCGCGCCTGGCCAATCTACCATTGGAGCCTAACAACTCCTCACGTTCAGTGGCCGGGGTCAGCGCATCAACGTAGGCACTGGGCACGCCAGCGGCTTCGAAGCGTTTCAGGATGTCGCGCCCATGCTCACGACTACACGCATAAACGATCGTGAGTTGCCCACGAGCCAACCGTTCGCGCTCTTTGACAATGTCGGCCATGAGTGGACGCTTACGCATCGCCTGGCTCAACTTCTTGCGTGAGTAGTCTTTGCCGCCTCCATTCGCGCCAGTCACTAGCGCCTTCGCCTTCTCGATCGGTATCCCGTACACCACCGACTTGAGCAAATGGTTCTCGGCCACAAGCTCAACGGCCTCAGCAACGATGTGCAGATGCTTGAAGTCATCTAACGGCTTCCCGTCGAGCCTTTCCGGGGTAGCCGTCAAACCCAACACCTGGGCGCCCGGGGCAGCATAGATGATATTGGCGTAGCTCTCTGCTGCCACATGGTGAGCCTCATCAACCACGATCAGCGCAACCTTGGGCACGGTCCGTGTTCGGAAGATATCGACGCTAGCGACCAACACGCGGGCATCAATGTTTTCCTTTTCAGCGCCGCTCAAAATGCCGACATGCTTTGCGGGTATCCCGCAGGCAATCAGATGGTCTCGCGCCTGTCGTAGCAGCTCGATCCGATGAGCCAACCACAACACCCGCTTTGACTTCATGAGCGCTCTAACGACCCGCGCGCCCACAACCGTCTTGCCGGCACCTGTTGGCGCAACGGCTATCACCCGACCGTGTTTCCGGAGCAGTCCCGGTAATGCTTTGACACTATTACGCTGATACCTATGAAGTTTCATTGTTCCTCCTGTGACGGTTTCCATTCCTCAAGACAATCCACATGCTTTCAGCACCAGCGCCACATAGCGATCTGTGTACCCGGCAGTTTCGCCGCGTCTGCCCTCGGCATGTTCAATCCACCAGCACTGGCACCAGTGGCTCTTTGAGATCCTCTCGTGCCAGCGCATCTGCAGCCTTAACCGTTTGCCCAGCTGCTCCACGCTCAGTCCGGCATGTGTCCTGGCGCTGAAAAGCAAATGTGGAGTTGTCCCTTGGGCAAACCTAGTTTGGCTCATCTTCAAAATCCTCCACCGTGCACCCCGCATCCTTCAGCCTCTTCGCAAACGCCAAGATGGATCGAACGTCGTCGCTAGCCTCGCTCTCAATCCTGCCCTGTCGCCTGAACTCGGCATCGAAACGAAGCGAGTCACGAAAGGCTTTGATGATTTCTTCCGGTTTCACTTCTGACCTCCAATCCTTGAGTTCTCATGCTCCTCCACCAACTCAAACGAATCCTCTGGCACGCTCAGCAAGAGCGCCACCGCCTGACGGATTCGACGTCGAGCCTTTGGTAGGGTCCGACCGTACGAGACAGCCAACTGCTTCGGGTCGACCTGCACGGTTGCGGACCAGTAGTTGTTTTCGTCCTTCTCGTAGCGGGCCACGTAGCTTTTACGCTGTGTCATTCGCCTCTCCGATCCTCCGGCAACCCGCATGCTCGAAGCACGGCGCGCGCATGCTCATCCAACCACTCTTCAGCCCATCGAACGCGCCGCTCAGCCTCTTCAGGCGAACACGTCGGCCCTAGCTCTGCCTCAACCTCTTCTGGTGTTGCTAATCGTGTCCCTGACCCCTCACTAAGCGGCAGCCCCATAGCCTGCTCCAACTCCAGCAAGCATTGTCCAACCCAGCCGGCGGAATCAATATCATCGATCTCTTCGAGGCATTGAATGCGCTCGCGCCAGAGAGCCGGCAGGTCGAGGAGTTTCAGTTCCTTGTCATTGTCACGCTTCACTTCAACCCCCCACCCAACGCCGCATCAAACGGCGTCTTCAGTTTCTTGCCCCTCATATCACTAAGCAAATCGAGCATCTTCGCCCGGTGCTCCTCGCCGATAACTCCCGCGCCATCACAGAAGTCACAATCGCCGACGTCCCAATCGGGTTCGTCAGGTATCACGTCTTCGCTATCGAGCTTATCGAGCCACGCGGTAGCGTCTGCGGTCAGTTCAATACCTGACCCGCAGCAATACGGGCACCGCTGCGCCATAAGCGCGGCCCACCCGGACTTTGCTTGAACATCGATCTCGCGCTTGGCTTGGTTGCGCCTCTCTCGCTCGATCATGTCACGAAGACGCTCGGACTCTCGAGACCAGAAGGCCCAGCACAGTACTACGCACATGGCGAACACGGCGCCAGTCAACGCTATCATGAGCGCGATTGGAACTCTTGCTTCATCCCAGTTCATTAGTCCGTCCCACTCCTATCAAAACACTCACACGATGCCTTAGGTAGTTTGCATAAGCCGCACCTATCATCGGGCGCGGGAAAGTTCGGGCACTTGCTAGTGTGACTGATACCAGCGTGACTTCCGTCGACGTATTCTACAGGTCGACATCCGGCTTCTACGCACTGCATAGCTATGTGCATCAACGGGTACCCGCGAGTTAGGACCAGGGGTTTATTATTGGACATCACTCCGTCTCGCTCCTCTCATGGCAAACGCAATCAGAACACCGCCGATCGCAATCGGTACACGGCCACTTCGCCTGATACTCGCGCCACACAAGCTCAAGCGAGCCGCGTGACCACTGGTTATCATCGCACGCATACAGCGCCGCCATCTCGAAGAGCCCATGCGAACGAAGCCAGCTGTCGAATCCGGGTACACTCATCACTTCCTCACTTCCCAAGCCACCCGCATCAACACCCGCATGCACTCCGCAACCACGCGGGCCAACAGCGGACGCCGGTCGGGGTAGTGGACGGTGGTGCCGCCAGTAATTCGCATGGTTCAATGTCCAAAGTTAAATCCAAGCACATAGACCTCGCCGTCTGGGCCAAGCGCCTGCCAGTCGGCAAAGCCGCAACACCCGTGCTTCTTCTGCATCCGATACCTTCGCATCTGAGCGGTATTGCCCACTCTAGCGACTCGCGCGTTGTCTACGCAACTAAGCCCCTTAGCTTCTCGCTGAATCTCATTTGATGCCCACCGCACGATCTTGCCCGGCAGCACAGTGTCCCACTCTTTGCGCTTACTCTCATGATGCTCTCGCCGGAACTGCTTGTAGCAAACAAGCGCGAAGGGTTTTCCAGCAAAGAGCCACAGCAGGAACTTCCTAATTGATCGCCAGTAGTTCTTGTCTTCGCTACTGGTATCGACGCTCAAAACCACATCGTCGCTCAACGTGCGACGCAGCCAGGTTTGCTTCCAGCGCCAAGCACTACCGTCGCCAGGCTCCAAATGCACAACTCGCAGCTCTATTGAGTTACACGCAACATAGGTATCCCTATCCAACCAGAAGCGCCAGTCTTGTTCGCTGAGTTTCATCGGCTGCACCACCTAGCCACTCGCACCCCAAACACGTAGAGGGCGCGGTAGTACATACATGGCTCAGTGTCGATAGCGATCGGCGTCAGCACATGGTGCCAATCGAAAACGCGGAAAGTGTCGTACTCGTTAAGTATCATATCGCAACTCTCCACATCTCCGATACTCCAACCGCTCTGCCGACTCGCACGTTGCGAAACAACAACCCTGGACGCGCTCCGAGCGACTGTTTGCGTATCAAAGAACCCCAAAACTTTGCAGCTTCTCTCGATAGCCTTGCCCGAAGTTGGCGCATGGTCTCGCTGTGAGCTGTTAGCGG